AAGCCATTGTGAGATATCGTAACCATTGGGGAACCCACCTTGCAACGTGTAGCAGTAGGCGTATATTTCAACTGACAGGGTTTGAGTGGTGTTTGCTGGTACAGCATACTTGAAGGTATGTAAGTCATCGACAGGTTCTGAGTTTTTAATTGTATATCCGCCAATCCCACCAGTAGCTACATCGTATACAGTTGTTCCGTTTGCTTTAACAATATAACGAACTCGAGGTGATGCTAACCCAGTAGATAGTGTACCTGTCGTTGTCAGTCTACCACCGAACCTTATTTCATAATCTATTGCGTTAGTTGTAGATGGTATTGGTAACGTTATTGTACTACTAGGTGTTGTCGGTAATGTCGTACGAGATGCAGGTACACTAACGACTGTACCATATACAGATAATTTTGTTGCAGTTGGGCCACTACCGCTCCCACCTAACGACGATTTAGCTAACCATTTGTACGCCCCTGTACCATCTATAGATAATACCGTATCAGCTGATTCAGAGCTAACAACATCAGCTGCACCAGCGTTATTAACATACAACACACCTTTTGATGATGGTAGTGATGCACCTCCTCCACCCAATGATGATTTAGCAATCCATTGTATGTTGTTACTAGAATCTACTGTTAATACGGTATCAGCTGTACCAAAAGATGATGTTACAGCTGTCCCGCTACTAACCAAAACACCTTTTGAAGGTACGGTTTGTGGGAACCACGACGGTAACCCCGCACCACCCCATTCTATAGATAACACACCTCCGACATCTACTGTTTTTAATACCTGTCCACCTGTACCTATAGTTGAAGTTACCGTACTACCATCACTAACTAATACACCCTCGGTTATTGTTCCTGTCAACCATGTGGGTAACCCTGTATTAGCCCATGATAAAGCACCTGCTTGAGTTACAGATAAAAATTTACCAGAATTAGCAGTGGTATACGCAAAATTATTTAACGCTGTTCCATCACTAAGTACCAAACCACCAGCGGGAACAGTTATTGATGACCCACTACCAGCTGCTGCAATAGCATCAGCGACATGTTTTTTATGTACTAATGTATAATCATCATCGGTATTTGTAGCATAAATGACATCAGAGCTATATTGAATTTTAGATCTAGATTGTCTACGTACACTATTATCAAACGTACCAACGAGAAAATACCGTTCATCTGCGTAATCCCGTGTTACAAAATAATCATCAAAAGCTGGGGTATCATTTAATATAAAATTATTAGGTGAACCTAAAAATGCTTTTGTAGCAGTCATCTTACCGTCTGCATCAACAGTAATACTAAGCGACCCAACAACACCAATTTTATCATCTACATATTTTTTTGTAACTAACGCTGTAGTGTCACCAGTATCAAATGTTACTTCAGTACTATATTTAATTTTAGCTTTCGATAATGCGGTTGTTCCCGATACATAATTACCTCTGGGCAAGTAATGCGCATCTGAATAGCTTTTTGTTGTAAAATACCCATCATACGTAGCTGAATCGTCTAATATTCCATTATCTACTACAGATGTTTTCAGTACTACTGTTAAGGTACCACTACTATCAAATGAATTTACAGGTGCCCAACCGACCGTATACGGAGAAACGCTAAGCACTCTCCATATTTTTAATGTTTGTGTACCTGAATCAAACCATAATTGACCCATTGTAACTTTTGTAGAACTTGGACCAGTAGTACTACAAAAATTTTCCATAACATGCAAAATACTAGTCCATAGATCTTCACCAAATGGTGTACTATATTTTCCATGAATAGTTATAGATGTGCTATTATCAACAGCGGTCGGTGCAATCGAAATTGCAGGTTTACCAGAAGTTTCACCATCTGATGTAAATTTAATAGAGTACGTATCTGTCATTTATTTTTACCATATTAGTAAATTGTATTCATTATGTATTTAACTGTTACTTAAGGTGTAGGTACAATTGGATCATCAACAAACAATTTAATATCGCCAGCGATCACAGTTGATGGATGAATGATAGGTGCAAGAAAGCAATCCGATGCATCAATTGCTAGACCAGGTTTACCACCAAAACCACCAGGTACAAGTTTAGCGGTAAGGCCAGGTGGTTTACTTGATGTACCACCATCGCCTCCCATACCTCCGAAACCACCTCCACCTCCTCCTGCACACCCGTATAGAATTCCTTCATAGCTGAAGAAATCTTCACCAGCAGGTCCTGGAAGAATACCACTTCCATCGTTTGCACCAGATCTATCACCGCAAGATAAAGAACCTGCATACGTTAATGTTATGACGGGCATTCCTCGTTTAACAGGAGGTGTTATACCAGCGATGAACGGGTTAGTATTAGCTTTATTAAACGCTGCATCAGATGGTAATGAAGGCTCTACAGGTTTACTTGGTTGACCTGCACCTTTCACACTTTTTACTCCTTTTTGACCTGGAGTTGCACCACTTGAATCACCTGCTCCTCTACCACCAGCAGAACCTGTCATCACTACTGCAGGTTTTGCTTTACCTGGTGCTTGATCTTTAGCTGTTGCCAATGCATTAGGTTCTCTTGCCATCGAGTATAAGTATATGTTTGACCCCGTACGGTTAACCTTATCAATTACGATGGGTGGCGACTTCCATATACCGTTACCGCAAGTTACTTTGGTACCATCATCAATTGTGACAATATTATACCCGGTTACTTTATAAGGTGCTGTATTAAATGTTGTTTCTTCAGATACTAGGTAACGTGAGGCATTCATTAGAGCTATTTGTATCCAATCAGCTCCACCAGCGCCTCCACCACCACCCCCTCCACCGACAAGTTTACCATTACCTTTAATGGTAATTTGAGCTTGACCTAAATTGAGTTTCATCGCTGGACCACCATCTTTACCGTTACGAATCTTTGCATCAGATGCGCTGTATGTTCCTGCTGCCCCACCCCCACCAACAATACCGTCACCACCTATAATGTCAATTAGTACGGTAGTCATTGGATGAATAACACCCCAATCGATTGTAAATGCAGGTGCTAATGGTGTAGCTGATGACACTGTACCTGTTACATTAATTTTAATATTCATTGGAGTGTTTTGTACATCATCGTACGTCATACCAGCTTGAGCCATTAAATATTGAATGTCTAGTTTCTTCTGAACACTTTTTGGTACTTCAATAACAACATTAACTGTTGCGACAAGCATAATAAACGTCATGTTTGCTGAAACACCGGGAAATATAGCATCATCAACAAACACTTTATAAGCTGCTATACCGGTCATATTGTTAGGAGCGTCAACTAATAGACCGTTGTTGTCAATGCTAAGACCAGCTGGCAACGGTGGTGTTGTTGTAACAATATAATAACCTGAACCGCCTGATATATGTATAGGAGCGAAATTATCGTACGTGATGATTTTACCAGTAAATAACGTCAAATTTGGTACACATGCAGGATCTCGGGTAAGTACCAACTTTGGATAAACAGTAATTTCTATATAATCGTAAGAATATAGAAACATTCCAGTAAACTTATCTGTAACTTTTACAGTTATTTTTGCAGATACTGGAGTTATCAAATTTGAAGATGAATCTGCAGCTGATATGGAACCAGTATTAGCATTGAAAACAAAATTAGTATAGAAGCTAATTTCTCCATAAAGAAACACTAATTGGTAACTATACCTTCCAGATCCACCCTTACCCACAGATACTTTAAAATCACTAATATTATCTCCAACAACTTTTGTTACTTTATCAGGGTATTTTACATTATCAGCGCTTATAAAGAATGAACTGTACATTACATTGTTGTACTTTTCAGTCGTTAATGGAGGATTAATCGTTAATACAAATGGGGATGGTCCTGTTTTAATATTTTCTTTATCAGCAACAGAACATTTAAAAGCAGTTCGCACAATTGGTGTTGTACGGAAAACGTTACCTGATACTATACCTGTATTGGGGTTAATATAAAACCCACGAGGTGTCTGTTTAGACTCAGGAGCAACATTTCTATTATCATCACTTTCATAATACGTATAAGGTGGTGTACCACCACTAACAGATAAAAATAACGGTTCATTTAATTCACTAAATGTCTCAGTAACAGATACACCGTTTTTCATATGTATTACTTCAAATAATGGAAAACCTTCAACACACATGATAATAGGTATCGCATCTGGTGTAACACCTGTCAAAGCAGAAGATATATCAACATTAACCGGAAACTTAGGTGTAGCACCGTTATGTGAATCTGTAATATAGAAATACATTTTCCCGGTATAACCCCTATTAGGTACACCAAAAATGGTATCAGGTTGAGCTGTTTTTAAATTTAATGTAGGACATTGCTCTTCTACGCCTGTATCCGTGTTTAAACCTGATGTAGCAATACGCATGGTGTAGGGAGGTACACCACCATTAACAGTAATAGGTTTAAATTTAACATTTGTTATACCTGCTTTACCTGTTATTGTAGGTACAGTGTTAGCAGTTGCTGAAATAGGTGTTAATACTGTAAATTTAACAGAAGCTCTATTTCTACTCACTGCACCTTTGCTATCTGATATCGTATAATACGATGTATACGATCCTAGATGGTTAAAGATGTTTGCTGGATTTGGTGAAACACCACCTGGAACATCAGTCCAATCATTACCCCACAATTTTGGTTTTGCGACAGTAACAGCGGTTTGAGAACCAACTGGAAAATATGAGAAATTAGCACCTTTAAAAGTATACTCAGGAGGTAATTGCCCAACCATTAATGTACAATCATAAGGTGGAAATCCACCAGTTATAGTTTTAAAAATATCAACAATACCTGTTGGTTCTCCTAATACTTTAACTATCTCAATAGTATCAGCAGACGTTACCAATTCATCAGCGATATTGAAAGTTATAGTATGTTTTGTAACAGCTTCCATACCAGTTGAATCTTTTACACTGAATACACAAGTTGTTTGGCCAGATTTAGTTGCTACACCTTGAATATGACATGTTGTTTCTGTTGTTGTAAACGTTAAACCTGTTGGTAAATCCGGCGATACTTTAAATGTATACGGCGGTATACCTAATTCAGCACGCAAGACAGTATAACCAACAGCTAAATTTGAAGATTGATTGTTGATATATATTTGATAATCAGCGTTATCCGTTAATACTGTAGCAATGATAGCATCATCGACAGTGTATATAATTCTTGGAGCAGATTCATTTACTGTACCAGATGAATCAATTACTTTTAAATCAATAAGGTACATACCTGCTAACAACCCATTAGCAGCTGTAATAGCTCCAGTAGCACTATTAATCACTATACCTGGTATAGCTGTATCATATTGTGTAACGTGTTGCTGTTTATCAAAATAACTACAGAACCATAATTGAAACGTATAAGGTTTATTACCATATAACGCTTTTAGTGGTGTATGGTTAACCGGTTTTGTAGCTATCCAATTAAACGTTAAAACATCAACGCCGCTACTATCTTGGTGGTTAGCAGCTGTAACTAGCGGTAAATAAGCTTCAATATCAATTTTAGCTATTTTAGAAGCAATATTACCATCTTGATCTTGTACAGCTATTTGTAAGGTACCGGTATATTCTTCATGTGTTGTTGTAGTAACGTCATTGACAGTCGTACTAACATCACCAGTGAAAACACCAGATATTATACCCGTTTCAGTGTTTAATGTTACACCTAGCGGCATTGGATTCTGCTGTGCGGTAGGTGTAAAGTAAACGTACGGTTCTGTACCTAATGTTACAGAACTAAACCCAGGGAAATTCACGGTTAATGGTACTACACCTTTAATTTTTACATTAGGTGTTGGTACAGCTACAATAACTTCTTCAATATTGAAATCAATAATAGTATTATTAATAACAACTGTATTATAAAAATCCGTAACCGTTACAATAATACGATCTTCAACAGTTATCTCACCGACTTGTGTTATTGACGTATACGTACGTTTAAGATCAGTAGGTTTTCCAGATATTGTACCTGTAACTTGATCAATAGTAACACCAGCTGGTAACGAACCTTGTGTTATCGTATATACGTACGGTTGTCTACCGCCGATCACACTCGTAAACAGTGATTCATTTATTGTTAATTTATTAACCTTACCGTCGTAAGTTAACATTTTTTCTTGTACACTAAGTGGATCAACAACAACTACCGTTAAAACACTTTTCTTGTACGCAACATGATCAATAGAATCTTTTACAGCTATTCGTATCGTTACACTAAAATGCAATTCATCAATAAGTGTTACAGCTGTTGGTGTACCTGTTATCTCACCTGTACGCTCATTTAATGCTAACCCAATCGGTAATGGATCACTGTTTGGAGTTAAATAATAATTATAATATTTCTCACCTGTATTACCATCTGTAAAAGGTTTACCACGTCTTCCTATTATTGAAGTAACCGGTGTAATTAATTGATTTGTAACAAATTTTACAGTTTGAGGTACGGTATCAGCAGATAACCCTACATGATTACGTCGATTTCGTACTGAATTAATCGCCATTGTGTATTATTCCAACTATTGTACGTAAGATAGACCAGCAGTACTACCATAGATTTTAGTACTATCACCGAAGAACATAAACACGTCTGTTGCACCAGCTGCTGAAGTTGTCAACGGAGCAGCGTTATTATCCGGCCAACTAACTGCACCACCAGCCCATGAAATGGTATGCGTTCCGGTATATTTGATTACCATAGTAATACTTCTTCCTGTAAACTCTGCAACAGATGGCATTGTAATAGTAGTATGGTCACTAGTAGTTAAAACCTGAATAGATCCAGTACTAAAATCAACCGACCACGTAGCGTTTGTCGTATTATTAATTGTTTCAATAAAACCTTGATATATCTGTATTGATCTATCGTCATTAATAATCATTGCTGGTACAGCGGTATTTGTACCTTTTTTAGTTACTTTTAATACTAAGTTTGTACCGTTTGCTGTTGGAGACCATGTTTCTGTACTATGTGATTCAATTGTAGCTCCGGTAACGGTTGCTGTACCATTCCACCCGCCCAATTTAACAGCGCCAAGCTTAGTTGTCGAATTAATAGCTGGTTTAGCTGTAGGTGTTTGACCTGGTATAATAGGTGGTACCGGTTCACTGGCACATAAACTTATACTTGAACCAGCTGTAGCTGATGGTTGATCGTTATAGACGGTTAACGCACTTTGTGCATCATCAGTTGCGGTACTTACTAAACTAGCTTTACTTGTTTTAATTTCACCTGATGTAGGATCAAACGCAAAACCACTAATACTACTTAAAACGCCATTTTTTGTAGTAATAATAGAATCTTCAGGAAAGACTGATGTTGATGTTGGACCAATAGACGTTGTTTGCGTTAATGAATCAACGTATTTTTTATTAACTAGTGCATTATCTTTACCTTCAAACTCACTTTGCGAGAAGCCAGGAGCGTATTCAATAACGTATGTAGACTTGCTAATTGTACCTGTTACAAATACATCACCACCAGCTAAGTAATGATCATCATTGAATTTTTTAGTCGTAAAATAAGAATCGTAAAATGTATCTGACTTACTTGGATCAGCAAAAATACCATTATCCTCAATACTGCTAAACACAATACCAGACATTTTAACTTTTGATTTAAATTCTAAGCTAGGTGTGTTACTACCGCCCGGGACAGTATCTTCACCTGTTACGGTGGTACCAGCTGAATATTCCATATTAGGAATTGTTAAAGCGCCGGTTGATGATACAGTAAAAGGTTTACCTGGTATAACACCACCGATTTGTGTAGCTGTTGCAACATTAGGTCTAACACCTACGTTTGATGTTCCAGCATTTGGATCTAAAAAGTATCTACTATCAGCATAATGTTTAGTAACAAAGAAATTGTTATAGTCAGCTGCTGTTTTTGTTGGATCTTTTGATATAAAATTATCATTATCGAAACTATAAATTGATTTTTTCGTTTCAACTATCTCATTGAAAGTAGCTTTACCTGACGTTGATAATTTTTTAGCATTAATATCTGCATCAAACGTATAAGCGAATAGTGTACCATCGTACGTTACCGACGATAATGATAATACACCTTGTGTATTTGCAATGATTGGTGGTCTAGCTATTACACCACCTAACTCAACATTATTCGCGGTCGGTAAATTATAAATGACACTCATATCACCTTTACGGATGAAATGATCTTCTATATAACCTTTTGTAGTAAAATAACACGCGTAATCAGCAGATGTTTTTGTTGGATCAATACCAATAAAATTATTACCATCAATACTATAAGCTGCAGATGATGTTAATAAACTAGCGTTTATATTATATTCACCGGTAGGTTTAGCTGTTGTAGCATTATTAAAATACATGTTCGGTAGTGATATCATCCCGTTATCTGCCAACGCAAACGGTGTACCAACAATTACTCCACCGACTGTATTTTTTGAAGCTGATGGCATAACAGCAGCGTTTGGATCATTTGTATTAATTTTTGCGTATATGCGGTCAGCGTAACCTTTAGTTATGAACGAACCTACAAACCATTCTGCAGGCAATGTAGGATCATCAAGGATAAAATTATCTGGACTACCACTGTTTAATGCACCTGTGACAGTTACTTTAGATGTAAATATATACTCAGCTGTTGTTTTAGCGATTAAATCTTGAGATATATGTACTATATCTGGTAACGTTAGTACACCACTTTCTGTTACCTCAAACGGGTCACCTATCTTAATTGCACCCAACGTTGAAAAAGATGCAATTGGTAATGTGCTAACATCTGTTGAGCTACTACCGACTGCTACCCATCTAGCACCAGTTGGTATCGGTGTATACGCTTTTAATAATTTTGCATTAGTATCAAACCACGTTTGACCAATTGTGGGGTTCGGTGGAGGTGTATCTCTGGCGTGATTTTCTAATAAATGTACAAGACTGGTTTGTAATTCTGCACCCGATGTGAGACTATACTTTCCAATTAAAGTCAGTGATGTATCTGATGTATTAGTAGAACGCTCAGAAACAACAAAAGCAGGTTTTGAAAACGCGCCCGTTGTACTTGCGTCATCGGTTGAACTGTAGGTAATTATATAATCATTTAGCGCCATGATATCATTATTTTATATGAAATGGATAATATCTTATTTATTAAGGAAATTCTTTAGCATTTTTGGCACACATAGGAACAGCTTAAGATTTTTAGTCTTAAGCTGTTATGTAACTAAAGTATTTTAAAGAACGTCACCATGAACCAACGAAGGTGTTATCAAATTTGGTAGCGGTGTCGTTGTAGCGGTTACAATTGCAGGACCTGGAGCGCCACCGACACCACCTAATGGTAACGCTGAAAGAACCGGTGCGTCACTTGGAGGCGCTGATGCTGCACTACCACCATCACCACCTACACCCCCAGCACCACCTCCCCCACCAGCACCATAGTATGGCAACCAATTGTACCGATCTGTTATTGTCGTTTCATCGATATTCAAACCTCCAAGACCTGGTGTAATACCTTCGCCTGCGGATGCAGAGGTGCCAGCTGAATACAGCAAACTATCTTTAACCCATACTGACCCGTTAGCGCTATTGGTAATACCAAGAGATTTAAGATAGGTTACCGTTGGGTTTGCAGCAGATCCAACACCGTTTAATAATAGTTTGGATGTATTAATGGTGCTTGGATCCGTAAATGTTATTAAGTACGCAGCTGTACCTCGCGGATCTGAATTACCTAATAAGTTAGCTGGAGCGCCTTTAGCGCCGTTATAACCAGCTGTTGCTACCATAGCTCCATTGTATCCATATCCATTACCACCAAAACCTTGACCGCTTGTAAAATACGTACTAGCGTAGTATGGCTTATCTGTTTGGCGAGCGTTAGGTAACGGTAAGTTTTTAAACGTTATCCACAACATTTTGGTGTAAGCTTGATACGTTATTTTTTGTGTACCTGATGGTATTGGCGAAGGCATTGGCGTTGGTATACTATAATCCAGAGATGTATTTCTACCTGTCGGACCCGAATTAATATAGTTTAAATCACCGTAGGTTGTGTCCAATACGTAAGTCATACGCATATACTCAGGGTTATTACTTATTTGTCCAATCGCTACCCAATTTGAACCATTATAAACCTGTACAGAACCGTTTGTATAATCTTCTGTTGCATACATACGAACTATTGGACCTTTATAATATCTCCAACTGGCACCACTTGCGCCACCACCCCCACCTCCCCCACCGATAAAGGTACCAGGTAAACATTCAACATCAACGACAATTGAGCCTGTATCTAATTTTAAAGCTGGGCCACCTCCCCCACCGTTTGCGGTAACAGGGTTAGTACTAGGTACACCACCTTTACCGCCAGCACCCACAATACTACCAGTTTTTGTTATAAGTTTAATCGTTGTATCGGGGTGTAAACCGGTCGGAATACTAACAGTTAAAGCTGGTATGGTTGTATTAACCGATGATACATTTGTATCAATATCTATACGTATTTTTACCGGATTGTTAAGTAATTGTGTAGACGTTAATTGTGATATTGTTTTAATCGTGTTAAGATTAATAAGAGCGGGTTTACCAAGACCGGTAACAGCAACAGGTCCAGATGAAGCTACTGGTACAACAATAAAACCAGATGTTACAGAGAACGTAACATACCCGAACACTTTAGTACCATATACGATATCTTTAAACGTAACTTTAAATCTTGTTTCTGGTATAATAACATTTGCTGCACCAGTTAGACCACCTGTACTGGTAAACGCTAATGGGTTAGTAGGCATCGGCGGATCAATTGAATCAAATTGGTACGTACCAGAACCACCCGCTACTGTAAATATTGGATCGTTGTTATGTGTTGTATCTTTATCAAAATTAACGGTCGCATTAATAGCAGTTACTGTCATTGGATTAACTGTTACGATACGTGTAGCACCTGAGACCACAATTGACTCGTTAGTGAAGTTATCAGTAACTTTAATGCCAATTTTCAAATCAACAATATCGGTAAACTTAGTGACAGGTGTACCGTTTGGTAAAGGTTTTAATTTAATTTCACCTGTCGTCCCATTAATTTGTAAGTAATTTAGTACAGGTGTGGGAGATACTGTTGTTAAATCAAACATATAACCGTATCTACCTGACCCATTTTTACCTCTAACAGGTATAAACGATGTAAAGTTGTCACCGGTTTGTTTAGTAACTAACGTATTAGATATAGTGCTATTAAAGCTGGTTACACTAGAAGCATTTTCTGATGTATTATCTACCAATTCTGTTGTAAACGCATCATTTAACGTTATCTGTATACCACTAACATCTGCTGCTTTAACTAAATTAGCATCAGCTACCGCGCAATATAATATTTTTGTTGGGAACAGACTCCAATGATCACCACCGATAGTTGCTAAGTTGCCAAAGGAATCAATACTCCACCCTGGTGGTATTTGCGATGTTGCTACAGATTTACCGGTAGAATCCGTTTCATAATAAACGTACGGTGTTGACCCACCAATTACAGATTTAAAGAATGGGTATTTAAAATTGTCTACAAGTGTTACAACAGGATCACCAGTACCTGTTCTATCTGTAATTTCAAACTTTGGATAACCTTTAACATACATAACTTCAATTGGTTTTGTATATTTTACAGCGGATATTTTAGGGGTAATTTCAAAACGTACAGGTATATTATTAGTACGTCCACCCGTGCTATCAGTAAGATAATAATACAAATAACCTGAATAACCTGCATTAGGTGTTCCAGCTATTTTATTAGGTTGAACTGTTTTAAGACCTAACGTTGGGTACGTAACTTTTACAGGAGGTTTTTTAGATCTATCTGTTATTGTTTTAGTAACATTGATAGTATATGGTGGTACACCGTCGATTGGCGTTATTGGTACAAACGATACACTAGTAGATTCTGCAATACCGGTCACAACAGGCGGGATACGTGTCGCTACACCGCGAATTGGTCTATAGATATTATAATTTAATGTCGCAATATTTGGACTAACTTCACCTCTCGAATCTGTAACTCTAAATGTATAAGTATCTTGACTTGCGTACCCATACGTATTATTTATACCTAATATTGGTGTACCTGTTCCTGAACCGGTTATTAGTGCATTACCCCAAATTTTAGGTATATCAACCGTGACATCTTTACCGGTATTTGTATCATTATACACAAAACCCATTGCTACAATGGATAGTTCAGGTCTAAGTGAACCAGTTAACTGTGTAACAGTGTATGGAGGGTAACCACCAGTGATCGAATCAAAAATATCAACCGGTTCAACTAACGTATCGATATATCCATCGATATCTGTTACATTAGCAGATGATGTTAAATGTGCGACAATTTTAAAATTAAGAGTTTCTGTATATTTTGCCTGCATCCCTGTACTATCTTTAACAGAAAATACATATGCTTTATCGACTGGTTCGTTAGGAATACCATTAATAAAACATTTGGTAGGTAATGTTGTCATCAACATACCTGAAGGTAGAGCTGGTTCTACTTTAAACGTATATGGTGGTATACCTAATTCAGCTCCTAATACGTCAAAACCTACTGAGAATGCTGAAGGTGAGGTACCAACATACATTTCATAATTTTTTACGGTTACTAATGAATTAGCGGCAACTGCATCTGATACAGCTAACGTTATTACAGGTACGTTTGCTGCGACTGTACCAGCAGAATCAACAACTCTATATGTTAATTCATATGTACCTGTCGGTAAACCTGTTGTTGTTTTTACGGTACCATCTATTGCTGTTAACGTAACACCTGTCGGTAATGTTGAAGTAGTGGTGATAACGTTTGTTTTGCTAGTATACTTACATGAAGTAACTGAAAATGTATAGGGAGGAGCACCATATTGACCTTTTAAAGCTTTAACATCAATAGCCTTAAGTTCAATACTATCGTACGTTGTTTTATCGGTGGTGCCGACTTTATTTGTAACTACGACCACAAACGGTAAATAAGCATTGATATCCACTTTTGCAATTTTTGCAGCAATTGCGTTTGTTGAATCTTTTACAGAAATTTGAATTGTACCTGTATATTCTGAAGTACTCCCATAGGTACCTGAAAACAAACCAGTTGTTGCGTTAAGGGTTATACCAGCGGGTAAAGGATCTTTCTGTTTAGTAGAAATAAAGTACGTATATGGTGGTGTACCTGAAACAACACTATTAAACGATTGGTAACTAATAGCTAACGGGATCACACCTTTAATAACAAAATTCTTTGTTATATCTAACGTATCCATTCTAGGTATAGCGATAACAGAATCAATGACATCAAAATCAAACGTAGAAGTTACAACATCGCCGTAAAAATCTTGAGCTTCAATTAATACCGCTGATGTTATTGGTAATACATCTGTTTGTGATGGGTCTGTAAACGTACGTTTTGTTTCAGATGGTGTACCTGTTAGTTTACCGGTTGTTTGATCGATTTCAACATCAGCAGGTAACACACCTTGTGTAACTGTGTATACGTATGGTGGACGACCACCTGTTATTGTCGCAAATATTGATTTATCGACTACAACTTGGTTAACAATACCTACTATTTTCTTATCGGTTGGTACTGTCGCTGCTAACGGTTCAGTAATTACAAATGTTACTGTACTTTCTTTATATGCACGTTTGTTTCTTGAATCGCGAACTGCAAACTTACAATCAATCCCGAACGATGTCGCACTAACAACAGTTGAAACCGTAGGTGTACCCGTAACTTGCCCTGTTCTACTATTTAATGATAATCCAGCTGGTAGAGGATTACCTGTTGGATCAACATAGTAGTCATAATACGTCTCGTTTGTGACGACATCTACGAATGGTTTACCATTTAGACCAGTTATAGGAGTAAAAGGCGTAACAGCTATATTTTTTCTACAATGTACGGTCCCACCTGTAATAGTCGCATATGTAGCTCTAATACTTTTATTTCTTACCTTTAATGCGGATGATATTGGCATATAATAAACCTAGGAAAAATATTTAAATCTCATTAATTATTTTTAGCTGTGAGGGCTGTACATACAACCCTCAATTACTAACTATTATGGAAATGCTTGACCACCGCACAAACCATAAATTTTAGTACCGTCACCAAAGAATGAGAATAAATCAGTTGTGCCAGCGATTGATGTTGGAACAGGCACAACATTACTTTCCCAGCTAATAGCTCCAGTCCATGTAATTGTATGCGTTCCTGTGTATTTTATCAACACTGTAACGCTTTTACCTGTTAATGCTGCAGCAGCCGGCATCGTAATTGTTGTATTCGCAGCTGTTGTTAATATCTGCATAGAACCTTGTGATGGATCTAACGTCCAAGTTGCACTACCAGTATTATAAACCGTCTCAACGATACCACCAGGGAAGCTAACTGAATTATCATTGTTAACTGTTAATGCTGGTACAGGATCTCTTTGACCGTTTTTAGTAACACTAAGGACTAAATTACAACCGTGCGCTGTACTTGTCCACAATTCAGAACTAAATGCCTCTAATTTTGCACCAACAAATGGTGCAGCACTGTCCCAACCACCAAATTTAACTGACCCTAATAATGTACCTGATGCATTAGCTGGTTTAGCGACAACAGGTGTTACAGGTACTGGACTTGAGAATAAATTAACCGTTGCACCAGATGTAGCTGATGCTGTTGGATTATAAATTGTTAATGCAGCTGTTGTATCAGTTGTTATTGATTCTAATACAAGATTTTTAACAGATAATACATTATTAGCAGTATCGTATTTGAAACTCGACGATTCAGCTAATGTTGTTCCAGATGAGAATATTACTGATTTGTCAGCAAATGTTGATTTTGTTGTTGGTCCAACTGTTTTATCATCAACATATTTTTTAGTTACTAACGCACCATCTTTACCATCTAAATCTGATAACTGAAAACCTGTAGCATATTCAATTATATTTTTTGATTTTGCTGTAGCTGATGTATCAATTGCTGTACCAACTTTTAGGTAATTAGCATCATTATAATGTTTTGTTGTAAAATAATATTCATAATCAGCAGCTGGTATAGTAGCAGATTTTAAAATACCATTATCAAGGTCTGCGCTATACGCACCTGCTAATGCTTTAATATTAGCAGCAAATCTATATTCATCATGAACACTATCGTATACAACTTTTCTTAATGATAGAACCGTACCTGTTACCATTAACGGTTCAGTTACAGTAAAATTCGCAGAACCAGGTAATACACTAGAAGCAATTGGAGCGTAACGAGCATCTGCATAATGTTTAGTAACAAAGTACGGGTCATAAGCTGATGCAGGTTTAGTAGCATCTTTACCTATATTGTTGTCCGTATCAGAGCTATACGCATCTAATGTTGTTTTGATATTAGCTGCAATACTATATTCTGTTTTTACATTATCTAAAGTAAAATATGGTAGTGATAATTCACCACTAACAGATACATTCAACGGCGATAATACTTTTACACCACCTAATCCGGTTGCGGATGCAGGAGGTAATGTATAGTTAGCTGTAGCTAACATATAACGCGTATCAGCAAAATGTTTTGTTACAAAATATTTGTCATAATATGTAGCAGCTTTAGTGGTATCACTAAAGATTTTATTATCGTCGTCAGTACTAAAGATTTCGAATGTTTTAGTACCTGCAGCAAACTCATACGTATTAACTGTACCAGCTGTAGTATATGTTAAGTTTGGTAAAGATAACACACCAGCTACATCAATTGTAAATGGTGCTCCAATTTTAACACCACCTAACGCTGTAGCTGTTGCAACCGTTAAAGTATAAGGATTTGTACCACCGGTACCACCCGAACCACTAATTGGCGCATAATGCAAATCAGCATAATGTTTAGTAACAAAGAACCCATCGTAATATGTCGCACTCTGTGTTGAATCAGTTCCAATGGTATTATCAACATCAGTGCTATAAGCCCATTTTGATGATTTAATAGCTGCGTCAACAACATATTCTGCTGCTTTAGCTAATACCGGTGGGGTAGCAGTCGGGTTAGCTGTAATTGCATCAGTGTAGGTAACTTGACGTAATGCAAGAACTCCAGTTGTATCGATTGCAAACGGTGCAGCAATTTTAATACCACCTACTACAGAAACTGATGCGATCGTACCAGTTCCACCACCGCCGCCACCAGCACCAATAGGAGCATACCGCGTATCAGCATAATTTTTAGTAATGAAATATCCGTCATAATAGTTCGCTGGTTTGGTTGTATCGGAATCGACTTTGTTTCTTACGTCGCTGCTATATAATTCTGAACTTGAAGCAATTGATGCCGCAAACGTATAAACTGACTTCGTTGAATCATATGTTACGTTAGCTAAAGATAACACACCCAGTGCTGAAACTGTCAACGGGTCACCAACTTTTATACCACCCATAACAGTAGGGGTAGCTGTTGGTAAAAGGTATGTACCACTCCCCGATCCACCACCGGTTAATTTAGCGTATTTACTTTCTGCATAATGTTTAGTAATATAATACCCATCATAATAAGTCGATGGTTTTGAATTATCAGCATCTACCGTATTATCTTGATCTGAGCTATACAACGGTTTTGACATTTTAGTAATTGCGTCAATCGTATATTCAGATGATGCGGGCGCATATGTAACACCTGGCAATGTTAATGTACCAGTTGGTGATACCGCAAACGGTGCACCTACAATAATGTTACCTAATACTGTGGCTGTAGCGATCGTTGATGCACCTCCTCCAGCTGAACCAAGTGCAGCGTAATGCATATCTGCGTATTTTTTAGTAACAAAATACGGGTCAAAATCTGCTGGTGCTTTTGTAATATCAACGCCAATATTATTATTTAAATCAGCACTATATGCATCACCGGTAGTTTTTACGTTAGCTACAAAATCATACTCAGCTGGTACAGAAGGTGTATTACCAACAACTGCTACATAAGGTCGGAATAAAACATCCGTTAATGCAATATCACCAGTACCATTTACAGATAACGGGTATTGAGGTCTCACCCCACCTAAAATAGTTCTAGTGGCAACAGGTAAAACACCACTACCGCTACCACCAGTTAGTGTTGTCCAACTGACCGTACCAGCATTATCGGTGCATGTTAATACCTGATTAGCTGCTCCAGCTTTACTCCATACAGCGTTTGTACCATCATAAATCAATACACCTTTTGTTGGTGTAATTGTGGGTAACCAAGCAGGTAATGATGTGGCACTAACTGTTTTTACATAATTAGCGTCAGCGTACGATTTAGTAATAAAATATTTGTTAAAATACGATGCAGGTTTTGAAACCGTCGGCACAATAAAATTATTATTATCAGAGCTATAAGCACCACCGCTTATTTGTAAGTTGGATGCAAAAGTGTACTCAGCTGGAGCTGATATTGCCGCTACTGCTGGTGAAAATGTAATACTCGGTAAGGACAGAGTGCCATATGAGGATATCTCAAAAGGTGCACCTACTATAATCCCACCTAACGATGATATTGTAGCAATTGCTAATGTACCAGTACTTGTACCGGTACCACTTGACGATCCACCACCTACGGCATTCCAAACAGGTGCTGATGCGGTCGGTGTATACACTTTTAAGATTTTAGTATTAGTATCGAACCATAATTGACCAACAGTTGGGTTTGCTGGTGATGTATCCCTAGCATAGTTTTCTAGCATTCGTACTAGATCGGTTTGTAGGTTTTCACCGTACGATAAGCTATACTTTCCAAATAATGTTAAAGATGAAGATGAAGTATTAGTAGAACGCTCACTGACAACGAATGATGGTTTGGAGTACGCTCCGGCCTTACTAACATCGTCTGTTGAACTGTATTTTATAATATAATCATTAAGTGCCATAATTCATTGCAGTCTATGAGGTGGATAATACCGTATTTATAGATATTAACTCATACTTGCTTGAATATTTTTTACACTAGCGTCATATTTGACATATTGGTTTCTAAGTTGTTTAAGTTCTGCAGCAAGTTTATTGATCTCTTGATTAATTTCAGGGCTATTTGTTATATTAGCTGATTGATACGCTTTCAATGTTTCTGTTTTTGATTTAATTGCGCGTTTAACACTATCTAATTGTTTTATTGCATTTTGAAGTAATTCTTTTTTATCAGCGTAATCAAGGTTGTACCCTTTTGTTACCGGGTGGTACATATCATGGTGATCTTTTGGTCTTTCACGGGTACCGTCTGTCGAACTACCCATATAATCAATTTTATTAAATGACTGATTATACACAAAATCAAGTTCTGTTATATACGAACGATCAAAAAATACACCTTGGAATGGCTCACCTGGGTGAATGGTAGATGTACCGTGATCACAAAAACCAGCATAACCAAGTTTACGTAATAAATTTGACCACTGTACAATATTTTTACCTACCAACAGATACGTTAAACCCCAAAAGGTTTTAATTGGTCTATTATCAATTAAATGGCTCATCCCGGTAAGTTTATATTTAATGTCGGTGAGTTTTTTTTCAATTTTACCACGTTGATCTGGCATAGATGCTTTAATTTGCTCAGGTGTAAAGAATTCACGCAACTTAATAATATCTTGTTGGAAATCTTCTTTAGAGTATTGATTCATATCACTAACAAACCGTCCCTTCCCACTCCATTTAAAAATAATAATATATTTGTACCCGGTAGCAAACATTTTTGTCTTTTTAAAATCTTTTACTGTGTCCATTTTGTACGCATTCCAAAAATCTTGGATTGGATAGCCATATACCCCAAATGGTGTTGTTTTATATGATTGACCGGGGTTAACGCCAATTTTTTGTATTTGTGAAAAATGAATAAACGTGTCAGGCTCGTTTAAATATTTTCTAACTTGTTCATAAGCGCTTTGTTTTACGTTACTTTGTGGGTTAGCACGTTTTTCATCGATTTGTAAAATTTCAAATATTTTCATTATTATTCTCTACTAAATTATTTTAAATATTTAGGTAGGTTATTTAACGAACAAACGATCGTCTAAACATAGAAACACCTAGCATTGCTAGGTGTTTAAATTATTTATAATAAACTTGATAATTACAATTTACTATATTAACAGAACTTGAAAAACCTAATTCTAATCTATTAAGATTATTCCAATTATCGTATTTACCTAGTAATTTAGTTTGATATTTTGGTAATACTGTTATTGAATATTTCATTCTTTTTTATCCACGCACATTACTTGTTCTTCTGTTGTCATCCAAAATTCAACGCCGTCAATTTTATGTGCTTCTGTCCACTTCAACGGCTCAATTAAAATTTTATCACCAACAGCTACATCTTTTACATCGTCGCCAATTTTAATAGCAGTGCCCCATCTTGGAGAACTAGCGTCGTGGTGAAAACTTGAAAAAACAATACCGCCAGTGGATACATTATTAAACCCTGTTGACCCATGCGCATCGTCAAACGTAAACAAAATCTTATCATAAAGAGTACGAAAATTCATTAAATTTCTCCTTTTTTAGTAGCGGGTTTTACATTTTTTGTAGCGGTTTCTGGTTCTACAATTGTAATTTGTGGTTCTACAACAAGTTCAATAATTTGTTCTGTTACCGGTACAGTAGATGAAATATATTCCGGTCTACCTATGATGCTTACCTGAGCGGCAATGTTGTCTATAACTAAAGCTGCTGGGTTGACTGTAGTTGTGGTGGGTCTAGCTGGCGTTACTGTGGATATGTTGGTTGCGCCGTATTCTTCCATAATTCTCATCATTTCAAAATCTACAACATCACCTAATACTGACTTTACTTTTGACATTATTTAATACCTCAAAAATTCATTAAAATCTAATTCATATGTAACACTATCGATATCATGTACTTCTAAGAGATATAAAATATAACTGGATACCGAACTACCTCGTCCAACACCCCAAACAACATTATTGTCCTTAAATGAATCGATAATATAAATCAGTGTCTTCAATAATTCAATTAATTCTAACTGAATAAACACTGTTAACTCGTTTTGTACTCGTTTATACCTATCAACAAACTCGGTATCAGATAACTCGTCACTAATACCTACTCTTATTAGCGCGTCATTAATATATGTTTCAATATCAATATCATGGTAAAATTGTGGGATATTCCACGACGTATCTAATTGTGACATACTATCTTTAACAAGAATCTTATTACTGTTCATAACATTTTTGTTATATTTTAGTATATCATCTGTTAATTCTGTAACAGCAACCTTGTTATATGATAACCATTTCATTAAATTATTAGTAGGTACTTGAATAGTTCCATCGTACCATAATGTTCTATTTTTTAAAACGGTTTTCATAAAAAGTCTAATTTTTCTCCAGACATATAAGCAATATTATCATTTGCGTTAAATTGTGGTGTTACAAACTGTTGTGGTTCATAATACGTTGCAGCTTGTGTAGATAATTCTACACCCATTGGTGTGCTTTGGTATGTTGGAGGATTATACTGATATTGCTGAGTAATAGCTGGAGGTTGAGCAGGGTCATAAACTTGTTCATATTTTTCAACCATTTCGTCTGACAATAATGCAATTTTTGATTTAATTCTTTCCCATTGAGGTTTGCTTGGTACCCAACCGGTATCTTGCATATCTTCAACGCCGGACATCCAGCTTTTAAATTCACTAACAGAAATATAATTTGTTTTTTTACTTGGTTTTTTCATAACAGTGTCCACTTATTTTATAATATTACAATATTGTAATATTTAAACGGTGTTTTTTCAAGTTATATTTTAGTAACCGGTTAAATCACCTGATATTTTATTTTTTAAAAACCTAGTATACGTATCAGAAAAAGAACATGTTATCCATTTACTATCACCAACATCAAGACATAGCATAATACCTCTTGAATGTGTTGGGTATGTATGTATACAACGCGCTTTCCAATCAACAACGTCAATTTGTAAATATTCGGGTACAGCTATTGTTGATCCGTAAACAAACGCGTAAAACGTATTGTTAGATAAATTACCAACAGGTACTGTATCGAGTTGAGTTGTTTCTGGATCACATACTAAAACATACCAGTAAGATGGTAAATCAATATATTGACCGTTAACACGTATTGTAACCGTATTACATGTACACTCCTCAACAACCTTAAAATAATTAATTGTAAAATCTTGCGATTTTAAATCAAGGCACCATGCATAATTGGTTGTAATTTTATCGTATATATTATTGATTACTAAGGGGCTTCCATTCTCATCATGCAATATCATTATTCACCTTCGCTTAAAGAAATATCATTCGTCGTCATCGACCTCTTTAGAATAATCCATTTTGATTACTTTATAAGGATAATGTGCTGTTTTATAGTAGGAAATACGTTTTTTCATACGACTTGGAGCAGTTGAAAGATTGCTGCAAATATCAATGACATTAACAGAATCTTTATCTTTACCTTTTCTTAGTCCTCTACCAATTGATTGTATAGTAACTACAAAAGATTTTCCACTGTCTATGAAAATTAAATTAAAAATCCTATCAATTGATAATCCCACACCAGCGATTTGCTTAGTACAAATGACGATAAGGTCATCATTACGTTCAAACATACTATAGACTTCATCGCGAACTTTAACATCATCAGCGCCATTTAAGAAGTATGAACCTTCTATCTGTTTGCTTAATTGTCTACCGTACTTAATATTATTAACTAATACCAGTGTATTTCCGAGTTTATTATTATCTCTATTTCCACCAATAAACTTAGATATCCATTTTTGTCTCGTTACATTGGTTTTACAAAAATTATTTTCCTCTTCGTACATCATTTTAAACACATATTCTTCGGGTAACCCCCTATCAATCAAATATTGGATATCATTTAATTGAATAACATTGATGTTTAGAGTCGCTAACCAACCTTTTTGAATTAGAGAAAACGCTGAATATTCGCAAAGCACTGCACCTAATGCTACATGTACGTTTAGTTTATCAGCTTCCGGTGCGGGTAATGTACCTGTTAGCCCGTACCGGTGTACTAAATTTTTACCGTGTTCAGTCAATAATTGAAATAATTTTGTTGCTTTTGACCCATGACAATTGCTTACAACTGCGCTATTAGCAATATAGTTGTGGTTTTTCTTAACTTGTAAATTATAAACAACCTCTGGTTTAGAGATCTCAACACGGTTAATTAATTTCATGCGTATTTTTTAAATTTATTGGGGACGATATGATAAATTCGTTTATCATCGTTAATTATAGATATTAAATCACCCTCACGAATGATATTTTTATTACCATCTGAATCAAATATATACGGAACCAACATTAGCTTTGTACTACAATTAGGGTTTGGTAAAGTTTTATATCGTTTATAATTGCTTACTACCATAAAGCCATCTTCCATTCCCGGTTCATATCTTTTAACACTAACGATTGATCGTGACATCGGTATTACCTCAATAACTAATTATTTCATGTTCATCCTTGAGTTCATCCGCCCTAATAAATCCATCATTCGTTAGAAACAAATGATTACCTGTAACCTCTACTACCTCACCGTTATCAAACTCCAAAGAATACATTTTAGCATCAATGGATTTTAATAAATTCATATAAACTTGAACTACATCATCTTCTTCAAAAATACGTAAATCTTCATTATATGATATTATTTTTTCACCAACTTTAATATCTTTTATCTCTTTTTTATCACCATTAGCTAATGTTATATTAGTATTTTCAGATAAACATTCATCTACCACTACCATTTGAAACTCATTAATGAGTAGTGGGTAATTTTGTAATGTTTGCCAGGTCGTGATGATATGATCATGATCTAAACTTGGGTTATTAGAATTAAAATGTGAAACATCTAACTCTAATATATTAAACTGCTTTATTGTTTGTGTTACTAACGATGCGGCTGGTACAATAGTTAGCGTTTTACATCCGTGCCGTCGATATTTATCAACAAGAGCAGCATTTAAAATAGTATTATGAGTAATAATACATCCATCTGTTATATACAAATGATCAAGGTCATCTATGTATATACATTTTGTTGGTTCTTGATCTACGAGCTCAACGGTTTTAACTGTACGGTATAACGCTTGACGTGTTTTTTCATTCACCATATCATCATTTGCTTTAATCCAATTAATTTTTTTAGCTGGATTTAAGAAGAATAAACCTGGGACTCTATGTCTAAAATACATTGTGTACGCAATATGAGATCTACATTCACTTGGGTACCGAAGAATACTACCTTGCATTAATAGCATTTCTGTTATTTGTTCTACTAACGCTAAGCTAGTAGCTACAACAATAGTGAGGTCACCTATATTGGACATATACCCACTAATATCACACATACCTTGTAAAAATAACAAACGATCTTCAGATGTACCAAAAATATACTCATGTGGTATACGATACCTTTTTTTCATACATTTTCTTACAAACTGCAACGCTTTGTTGCCTCGTCCCTTCTTTGCAGTAAGTAGTATTCTTTCTTTTTGATATGCATTTGATATTTTACGTAATGTTATTCCATATGTTCTTAGAACTTTATTAATATGCTCAAAAGTATACTCATATTTTGAAAACGTGCAAGCTACATCAATATACAAATTTGTGTTTTCACATCGTACAAATGGAAGAATACTACCTAAAATATATGGGTGTATTTCAAGTTCGGTTTTAGATAAGCTTATTGCAACTGGTAACGCTGGTATCCACGTAATACGTTTTTCAACTTGTGCTTTAAGCTCTAGTGTTGTTAATTTTGTGTATTTTGAATTAACTACAACTGACGCTTTTGCGAGATCAGGGTTCGATATCATCCAGATATGGTCAGGGTGTGCATATGTAAATGTACCATCTGACATTGTGATTTTATATACATCTGTAACACCTTGTTCAAATGTATCTATTACTTGAGCTATTGTATTTTTAGGAGTACATACTAGGTCACCAGGTTGAATATCTCCCATTGTAGACCAGCCGTATGGTGTCATGATTTTACAACTATACGGTTGCGCCTTTCCAAAACCTGTACCAGCTAACGCTATACCACTACCAGCTGAAAGCATAGTATTAGCTGCTTCAATTTGATGGTCTGTTAACTCATATGGTTGTCCATTTTTTGGATTAGTAATATGACTAAAATAATCTTTTGTAACATCTGGAATAACATCGTAAAACATTCCACGTCTGTTATCTATAATGTCAATATGTTTATATCCTAAACTACGCAACGATGTGACAATTTCAGGTACCAAATAAACGTACGTGATACCTGTAGTGTTAAAAAATCTTATTTTACCGTCCCACGCACCAATTTGGTACAATGGCATATACTTAAATCCTTCAACAAACACTGCGTACCGGTCGTTTAGAAAATCTAAATGCTGTCTTAATATACCGGTAAATGTACAATTAACCTCATCGTGTATCGTTACGTTTACTTTTGAATCAATCGCCATTCCCAATATACCCTAGTTGATTAGAAAATTATTTTTATCTGCTAATACCGCACCTGTTATATTTTTTAACACATAACCTCTTGATTCAAAAGCAGTAGTTACACTTTTGTACAAACCTACTAACTCTTCTACTTTACGTATTTGCTCTAACACGTTCAAATACGTCGGGTCATGTTTAATATAGCATTCTTTATCTTTAGGTGATAAAGCTCTATCCATTTTTTCTGTATATTTTTGCCATAATCTGCCATGCACTTCATCATGTATAATTTCCATGTAGTTGTACATCGTTTTAACTTCATTTGCTTTAACAAGAAAATAGTAAACCCAACCAGCATGTTCAGCGTTTGCTACACTTAATGTTTTACCTTTTGTCTCAATGATTTGCTCAACATCATCAAGATAACCCTGATATACCTCGATAACCCTATCGAGATTATTGATATCTTTTTTTATTAAATCAATTCCATGCATATTTGTACCATAAAAGACGAGTGCTTCCATTGAAAGCACTCATTTTTAAAAACCTTATTCTATAATGAAATCATCATCATATCCAGTAGTGTCTGTTGAACTTGTAAGAGGTACATAAACAGCGGCTGGTACCGGAATTTCCTCTAATTCTTCATCTTCTTTTGAAATTTGTAAGAATACGTTTGTACGTTCATCACATTTAGCAATAATTTGTTCAGCATGTAGTGCAATATCTCTTGCATACCATTTATTTTTTTCATCGCCGTCGATATAAACATACGAACCTGCTTTTTTCAAAACACCTAACCCGACAGCTACATCTGATAAACCACTTAACGGGTTCATACCTGTATCATATGGTACTTCAACGGTAACTGTTTGAAAGGGTTTTGTAAATCTTGTTTTAAACGCTTCACATTTCATACGAATACCGGTAACGCCATCATCAGCTGTAACGCCTTTTAATTTTAATTTTGTAATTAAAATGATTTGTGACAAGCTATACCGAATAGCATCATTAACCACCCAAGCTCCTTCACCCTTCATTAGCTGATCACGTGAAGCTGCATAAACTTGTTTGGTAACAATCATACTGATATTCAAACCTTTAACATCACCAACAAATGTTTTTAGCATTTGTTTAATTTGTTTAGGGTGTTGACCTTGATCAGCATTAGCGTCACCTTTTTCGTACTTATCTGCTTCTGTTTCAGTTTGAAGCATATCACAACTATCGATTGCAATTAGCACTTTAGGAGCTTCGACATCATCTCCGTAATCTTTTCTATAACCTTTAATATACGAACTAACGATTTTGATTACTTGTGGGATTGTTGTAACTTGAATTGGAAAATAATTTGGATCTTCTGTATCAATACCAATAGCTGATGCAAATTGTGTATCAAAAGCTCCTTCACTATCTAACAATAGAATAAAAGCACCTTCTTTTTGTGCTTGTTTAATAAAGTTAGCTAATAAGAAACTTTTACCTGCACCAGATGGACCTGCTAACCCTGTTACGCGACCTTGAGGTATACAATGATTAAAATCACCACTTACTATTTTATTTAAAACGTAATTTCCTGATCCAAACCAATATCTAGGAGGTGAGGTATCAGTACTCACACCTTCCATTTTACTAACCGTTTTTTTGAAATCTTTTAAAAAATCCATTGCCAACTACCTATTAAATTCTTAATGTTAAATAAAGGAGATTCAATGAGTGGTTAACACTAATACAAGATATTAAAAAAATATTCTCATTGAATCTCCCGCAGGATACATTAAGGAACAGTATAGCAATGTATGCTATAAAGAATAACTAAGTTACTATTCCGTTTGTGTTCCAAAATGTTAATGGTAAGAATGTTGCTTCATCTTTCAGGATTTTACTTAAACTGTGATATACATACAAATTCAAACCATCTGTACTAACTACGGTGTTTAGATCTGCTACATAGGTAGGGGTGACTAATTTTAAAACAGCTGCAACAGCTTTATCATCAATTGTTATGTTTTTGTAATGCATAAACGAATAACAAGCGTAATGCTTAATTGCACAATTTAAAAATTCAAAGTTAGGTGTGTCGTTCATACATGTACCTCAGGTTGTTTTACTACTGTAAAATTGGTTGAATCGGGTATAACAAGAATATTGTTACTTGGAAAAACAGCTTTAAATTTAGCAGCTGTTTGTTCAGCTAACGTATGAAATTTAGCAGCGGTTAATTCGCCACGATTCACACGTACCACAATTACATCACCTTTACTAAGTCTAACAACAGAAGGTTGACCATAACATCCTTCTTTAGAACTAACTTCATCGTCATTATCTGCATCGTCGAGTATATCTACATAATCAACTGATGAATTTGATTGGTTCTCCGCCATATTACTACTCCCTTATATTTTTGAATACACATCAAGTCGTTTGACATGCTTTGTATTTATTATACAAGAGAGTAATTGCAAATCTTAAACACTACACTATTAAACTAACTCTAATTGTGAAACATTACTATTTAATACAATAATCTGTTGTTCTACAACAGGGTTCACATAAGGTATAGAATTTAATAACTTATTCCAAAATTCTGGATCTTTCCACGATTGTACAATTGCATCACTAATTTTGACATCTGACACATCATAATCCCAAAGACCGTTCTGCGATCCCCAGGTTTTATCAGACGCTTCAGCCCAACCTGAGGTCGTTTCATGTACACGAACTGAATGCAATTTAAACGATGAGGATGATTCACCATTATTAAACTGAGTATTTTTAAGAATTGCATCAATGACATGATAAAATGTTAACGATAACGCTTCAGCACTAGGTGAGGTTGGTGTAATAATAACACGTGGACAATGTCTAGATACCATTTCTTTAAATGATTCAGGTTCAGCATTCCAAATTGTATAAGCGTTATCAAACGACTTAACAAATTCACCGATAGTAGTTTTAAATAGACCAAAATCCATTAACATTTGACCATTATCCAGTTTATCACCCGATAATACCACTTCAACGGAATATGTATGAGAATGTATGCTACGTTTGCAGCGCTCGCTAGAGCAGTTTCTAACGATATGCATATTATTGAACTGAAATTGTTTTCTAATTAACATGACTTTTAACCTTCGATGTGGTAGCTGATAACTGTAGGGTAGCCTGTATAGCTAGTTTGACCGACTAACGATCCCTTACATAACGTTACAGTAATTTCTGAAGGTGTATCATACACACTAAGGTTATTTTCTTTTAGCATGTGCTTAATTACTCCGCACACATCATAAAAAATATTTTTTGATTCATCTATCAAGAAATGTCTTAAACTATAATAAGCCATTTCGGTACTATCTGTAATTAAACAATGATCTAGTGAATCAATAATTTGTAAATAAGGTTTTGGATCAACAACATGTTCAAATGTTAAATCAATTTTAACTGATCCACCAATATACTTACTATGTCCCATTTCTACAACATCTGATACTGTAAATTTCATAGCTATTCCTGTTTGCCTGTTATTACTATCCACAAGCTATGGTCGTAGCTTGGTCTAATAATTATATTTTCTGTTTCATTATCTCGTGGTTTTTTATACACAATAGTATCAATAATTCCAATTACTAAACATATAAAAACGACCCATAAAATAAAATTTCTTAAATCTGTTAACACTATAACCTCCAAAATAGTGTGCACTAACATGTTAGTGCACACTAAATTAAAAATGTTAACCGGCTGAACGAGCACGTCTTGCTTGACGCATGCGTTCTAACACCGCTTCTGCTTCTTCGTCTTCATCGTTGCTAGATATTGATACAGCTGCAGCAGGTGCAGGTTGCGCAACAGGTTTTGAAACAGTAGCCGTAGCTTGTAATAAATCAGATGTCGACGATACGGATTCGTGAGTCTCATGATTTTCATTCGCGGGAGCATATTCAGATCCACTTAAAAATGAAGTTAGATAACCGTTTATTTCGTCAATGTTAGGTTCAGCTGGTAACAATGTTTTTAAGTCGACAATATTTTCTTCGATATAATCGATAATATCATCGTCTAAATCAGACGGAGCTTTTGCAAAGCGGCTTCTCACGTAACTTCTATAATTACCGTCTTGTGTTGGACGAATAATGAAATCACAACCACCTTTATACAAATGTGGTGGCTCATCAACATCTTCTAATGAAATATCGATAGCTTCATAAACCTGTGATGTTACAACCACAGCTTTTACTTTACCTTCGAAATTTTCATTAGCTTCAGCATTCATCGGGAGTGCATCTTTTTTAACATAAACTTGAGCTAACCAATCACGCTTACGGTAAAGTTGTTTACCTGTTGCAGATTGCTTACCCTCTTTCTTATAGTGTAATCTACTAGATTCACATATCGGACACGATGAATGACCATACATTTTAAGACATGGTACTTTTTTAATTTCACCGTTTACTGGAATTTGATGAAGATCACGTTCAAGAAAAAACCATTGATTGTCTTCGTTTTTATCTGGAAGGAACCTAACAATTGATTCAGTACCTACTTCAGCTAAAAAGAATGGATAATATCTGGAATCAGAAGGAGAGTTGCTGCGTGTTGTGGTGCGTGCGTTAGATTTGAAGCGAGCTCTTAGCGCATTCATATCAAAAGTTCTATTTGTTGCCATATTAGTATACCTATAATTACGATTAGTATTAAAACTAGGTTTGAGGTTTATCTCTAAAGGTGAACCGATACACCTAAAATTACTACCATATTACTATGATAGCGTTATAATTATATCTTTATTTTAAAATTATTCAAACTAATTTTTAAAGTTAATAAAATTATCAGTGTCGCTAGAATTTAGTTTTACTTGCTCCATCAAAAATGCGATATAGTCAGTAAATTCGATTTGCGTAAATTCTTTAATGTCTGTTCCGTAGATTTCATTGTATTGGTCTATCGTTAATTGCATAATTGTACCCTCAAACTAAGATTTTTGCAGACTATATATTTATTATCAATCATCATGAGGTTTTATCTGTGAACTTACAAATAAATCAACAATACGGAATTAAAGTTAACGGTTCCATACAACAAAAATTTACATCACCTGAAGAAGCTAATTATCAGCTATCTACATTAAGACAAAGTTACCCTGATCTTTACGAAAGCGCTACTGTAGTAGTCGTTACGTCTGACGATAATAGAGAATTACTGCTTGGTTAAACGCGACCCTGAAATTAAAACGTTATATAACAGAATAAAAAATTCTGCAGCAAAACGCAATATTGAATTTACATTAAGTTTAGTAGATTTGTACGATCTATCGTTCCCCATTTCTTGTCCTGTACTTGGTATACCTCTCAAATTTAATAGAGGTGGACCACAAGATAATAGCTATTCAATAGATAGAGTTGATTCTTCAATCGGTTACACTATTGATAACATTAAAGTTATCAGTTTTCGTGCAAACCGATTGAAGAGTGATGCATCACAATCAGAAATTAACAACTTATCTGATTATATTAATTTGGAATAAAGAGTTCATCGCGGTGAATATATAGATCTTGCAAATGTTCTAATACGTTTAACATTAATTGTTCATTAATATCAGCGCGTTCAAGATAATCAGTTAAAAACACATTATCTTCTCTACCATTCCAGATCTTAACATACGAACCATCTTTATAGCCGTTATTTTGACGGAAGATATTCAATGCATTTTTACCAATATACATTTTATATAGATCGTTAAAATTTTTACCTAACCCGTACCAAATCGCAAAAAACGATTCAACACAAAAATACTGTTCATACGGATCTTCAAATGTAATATTGTTTACGATTTCACAAATATCACTACGTATTTCAGCAGCATCTAAAACCTTGTAATTCTCTTCTACACCATCAATTACATCAATTAGATCTTCAAAATCGACAACATTGGGTGATTGACTGATAATAAAACTCATTGCAAAATGCCAAATATCTACCATTTCCATAATAACTTGATCGACATTTGGTTCTTGATATTTCCACCATTTATATCCAAGATGGTCAAGTAATTCAGCACTTTCGACTAAGATAGCTTCATGCCATGCAAAATTTTGTTCTTTCCATTGCGGATGAACTTGTTTATTAAAATCATCTTGCATTGTAAACATGGTTTTAATTAATTGTAACTTTGATACGTTGTTGCTCATATAATACCCTTATTTTTTAATATTTTTTAAATAATAGCCAACCCAATCACCCATAAAAATACTTTGAGCATCTTTTAGAGAAATCTTACCACTACATATATCTTTATGTATTTTTCTTTCTAATGTATCTTTATTATATGCTGTAATCAAACCACTGCGATATGGTTGTGGCCATAGATTTTGTTCATTAGATGGGTGTCCCCCGCTACTCAGAGGAATTAAATGATCTTCTTCATAATCAGCTAATTTTTTATCACTATACCCATATTGTGCCAACTGTTTTGTTTTCAATCTATTTGTATATGAAGTTGGTGGTCTAACAGTGTTAGTCCACCCAACAACACAAATTGTAGTTTTGATATTATCTTGAGTTACATCAGGGTTGATGGCACCAGGTGTAAAAATATTTGGCACGCTAAATGCATTTACAGAAAATAGCATTAAGCTTGCAGCTACTATCTTTTTCATTATAAATCCTATAAGAACGATTGCGTTATGTATTGGATGTCATGCTCTAAAAAGGGTTTACGCTTTTTAAGATTAGAAATAAGTATCGGTTCTTTTCGAGCGTTATCATACTCCAGCTCTAATATAGACCTACTCGTTATTATATGGGTACTATTACCAATATCAACTAAATGAAATCTGGTTGAATTTTTAATCTCACAGAACCAGTCTTTATGAGCAACAACACATCTACCATTAGTCCAATCTGTGTTAGATATTTTAATATCAGCTGTAAAACTCATTGTAGGTGATTGTTTGTACCAAATATCTTTACCAGTACGTTGACTACTCTTATCTTGAAGTATCATACCACTTTCAAAATTATCTCGTACTACTTTTAACGAGATAAATTCACCCATCATCCCCATCAACGATGCGTACACCCCGTGTCTAATATTATGTCTTAAGTAAGGTAATACTAATTTTGATTCGTTGAATTCGTCCGTTGAAAACGATTTGTAAATGTATTGAATAAAATCTTTAAAGTTTTCGCCAACGATTGCTGAATGAATATCTAGATCGGGGTAGTAGGACAATAATGTATCTATTAATTCTACAACTTCAAGCCCATCTTTTACTTTTATATTTTGTTGTTTTAGAAAAACTAATAACTTTACAGCATCAGTAAGTAGGTCTTGTGCATTGGACGGTTTATACATCATATATTAGTGTTAATAGTTGTTTTCGTAATTTGATCTTATAGTCGTCATAAACATCTTCTAGAGGTACATTATAAGTAACAGCGCATTCACACACAATATCATCTAATAACTGCCAATGTTCATCGTTTTGACTACGTAAAGTGTTAATCGCATAATAAACAAGATTATCAATCGTTTGTGTGTATCCCTGCATCATTAAATCCTATAGATCAAAATAAGTATTTAATATGTACAAACATGAGTTATAAATCTTGACATCACTTTGGTATTATATTATTCTATTGTTAGATTTATCAAACTTATTATCTTATACGCAAAAACATATTGTTTAAAAGGATAGTAAATAAATAGTAATTTTACAGCTATAGCCATACAAAAAAAATGACCAATCCATTAACAGAAAATTTAAAAATACCCGGTGAAATTGTTAGACTACCTTCAGGTGGTGGGTTTTATGAGGAAGGTGTATTAGACCCAACTGTTATTAACGCAGAGATCTCTGTATACCCGATGAGTGCATACGACGAAATATGCATGAGAAATGTAGGCGAGATCATTAACGGTCGATCAGTATCAAACGTTTTCGCTAGATGTATACCTCAGATTTTAAAACCTGATGAATTATTGGGTAAAGACGTTGATATGTTATTCATGGTTCTACGTAAAGTAACGTATGGATCGTCAATGACTATTAATTATAAACATGATTGTGAAGAAGCTAAAACACACAAATACAACATCATATTAGCTAATCTGATTAATGCAACAAAATATCTTGATTCTAGTTTAATCGATGAAGAGTATTCAACAAGTTTACCAAACGGTCAACATGTTCAATTGCAACCATTGAAATATAAAGATATTTTAACTATCATGTCCGATGCAAGAGACCATGATACTTTATCGCAATTAGAGATGCAAAATAAATTATTAGATTCTACATCACACTTAATTAAATCTGTTGACGGTGTAACTGAAAAAGAACATATCTTAGAGTGGTTGCGTACAATACCTTCAAGCTGGTATTCTATGATTACTGATAAATCGTCATTGCATACACAATGGGGATCAGAAAACTCATATACAATCAAGTGTGAAGACTGTGGATCTGATATTACGATTGATGTTCCCATCAATCCGCTAACTTTTTTTTTGGACTTTTAAGATATAACAACAAGCAACGCATATCTCAACATCTAAACCAAATAGCAAAAGAATCTAGTAGATTAATAGAAGAAGTGGTAGAGTTGACGTATTATATGCGAGGGAGCATACAATATAATGATATGCTTCATTTATCGGTTCCAGAACGTACTGCAATAAAAGAATTTATTAACGATCGTTTAGAACACGAGCTTAAGAAACCAATGTATGCAATTTATTAGGTATCAATAATGTTACAAAACAAACATATAGGTGTTAATTATGGGTAAGATGACGGATTTTTTCCAGATTGTCTCACCGTCCACACCGACCTCGGTTGTACAAGACAATCAAATAATGGATACTGGATATGCAGCTACCAGTAACTATACATGGTATCAAAAATTAATTCAAGGTAGTGGTACCCGATTAACAAGATACAATGAATACGATATAATGGATAATGACGTTGAAGTATCACGAGCATTAGATATTATCGCTGAAGAAATGACAGGTAGAAATACAAAAACAAGTTTACCAATTGAATTAAAAATATTAGATGAAAAACACGCTAATACAGAAGATACAATTGTATTGACTTTACGTACAGCATGTCACCATTGGTGTAAAATCCATGGATTTGATGCTAATCGGTTGTTTAAACTATCACGTAATATGGTAAAATACGGTGATTGCTTTTTTAGAAAATCATCTAACTATAAAAAATGGGAATGGATCCCTGCTGGGTCGGTCGTTGGAGCTATTGTTGATTCGAGAGATGTTACAAATGTGTTAGGGTATCGTGTTCGATCTGGTACTAAAGAGGCGCACAGTAGCGGTAGCGGTGGGAATATGTTTAGATCGGTATCAGATACCGGGTATTACGAAAATGTATCTGTCGACGATATGGTTGTTTTTTCTGTAAATGATGATATGTCAGATGCTGCACCTTTCGGTGAATCTGTTTTGCGTACTGTTTATAAAACACATAAACAAAAAGAACTATTAGAAGACGCTATTATTATTTACCGTATACAACGTGCACCAGAGCGTAGAGTATTTTATATTGATGTTGGTAAAATGCCCCCTCATCGTGTAAAAACGTACTTAGAAACAATTAAAAATGAGATTAGACAGAAAAAAATACCTTCTAATAATATGAATGGTCAAAATTCTGTTGATTCTATTTACAATCCTCAGTCAATGTTAGAGGACATATTTCTCGCACAAAGATCTGATGGAGTTGGATCAAAGGTTGAAGTATTACAGGGAGGTCAGCAGTTGGGAGAAAATTCCGATCTGGATTACTTCAGTGATAAAGTATTATGTGGTTTACGTATACCGAAAGGATGGATGGGTAGACATAGAGAAGATTCAGGTGCTGTATTCAACGACGGTAAATTAGGCGCAGCTTATATTGAAGAGCAGCAATTTGCTAAATTTGTAGAACGGTTGCAGGTATACGTTTCAGGAGTATTAGATCGTGAATTTAAACTATTCTTATTTGCTAGCAACATTCAAATTGATAATACAATATTTGAGATAACACTACCAAAACCATCCAACTACGAAAAATACAAACAAGCTGATTTAGATAGTGCGTTATTATCTACAATTGGTACTGCAGATGGTGTTTCATGGTTATCCAAACGCTGGATAGCTAGAAACTTCCTACAAATGAGTGAAGAACAGCTTATCGATAATGAAAACTTATTAAAACAAGAAAAAGGTATTGATAACAAAGATAAAACTCTTCAGGCAATCTACGGTGCACCAACCGAAGAAGGTGGTATGGGTGGACTAGGTGGTGGTTTAGGTGGGTTTGGAGGTGGTGGTTTGGGTGACATGGGGGGTGGTTTGGGCGGTGAAGAAGATTTTGGAGAGCTTGAAAACCCAGGTGAATCTCCTACACCAGCAGTAACATCTCCTACATCTCCGGTTCAACCGCCAGCTCCTGGGGCAGCGCCAGCAAAAGTTTAAACTATTAAAATCCTTCCGGTACGTTGATATTGGAAGGATTCTTACTGTTTTAATATCAATAAATACATTGTTGTAACATTTTTAATAGAATTAACAATGAGTGATACATATAATATACCATTTACTAACAAATCTGATAGTATAGTAATTGAACCTTTTGATGTTGATGTGAGTACCTCATTAGCACTTTACGGTAAAAATACATTAAATTATTGGCCTGATCTCAATAAAAATATGTTATTACTATTAACAAATTTCTCTAATAAAGAACCACCCCTTACACCAGTTACAGGACAAACATGGTTTGACAATAGTGTTGGTGAGTTAAAATATTACGATAACGGTTGGTATAGGTTAATACCACCTGTTGTTGATTTATCGCAATGCGTTACCTCTCAAAGTGATACACTATCTGGCAATTTACAACTATCAAATTTACCAACTACTGCTACATCGATTGCATCGCGAGCATATTTAGAGAGTAAAGTATTAGATTATACGCACGGTACAGTAAATAATATTAATTGGATTAAACTCGCTAATAAGTACACTGTAATGAACACGTACGCAACACAAAATAAACAAATATTTGTTTTACCATTTACTATGGCTGATACAAATTATTCAATATTAGCGACGCCTAACGAAACAACAAGAGGTGTGTATAATGCGATGCATTACACCACATACGAGAAAACAACAACAGAGTTTACATTAGATGTATACGGTAGTATGTCACCTATGTCAATAGTTATTATGGGGTTTACAGAATAATGAAAGAGTTTAAATTTTTAACAGAAATCACAATGCCTGTTATCAAACAAAACAACGTAAGTGGGTTCCCAGGTACAAAAAAACGTCAAAATGTATCCCATTTAGTAAATATTTTACGTATGAAATTTGAACCATACGTACCGTCAGAAAAATTGATTGTTATTGCTGATACTGTATCAAATAACAACCAATATCAAACAGCAATCGAATTTAATGATGTAAATTACCAAGAAGCTGGTTTAGCTAAATTTAAAGGTACAGACGGTGAAGAACATACTATTGACCGGTTAACAATGAATGCAGTAGATGTTAATATCAACTGTACTTGTTCTGATTTTAAGTATAGGTTTGCTCATCAGCATTATCAAAACAAATCATTAGTTGGTGAACCACCTGAGCAGTACATTAAAGTACCTGGATCGACAAGACCTCCTGTCAACCCAAGTAATGTATTAGGTGCATGTAAACATATTTTAGCGTTAGAACAGCAATTAAAACGTATTGGAATAGTAACATAATTTTAATGTTATTACTGGTATCTAAACTGCAACAGTACCTTTAATCGTGGGGTGGCTTTCATATCCTACGATTTTCATATCATTATAGTTAATATCTAATATCGATTCACGCTCATTATTGAACTCAACTTTTGGAACACATTCAATAATTTCACGTGATAGTTGTTCTTTAACCTGATCAATATGATTCACGTAAATATGAGCATCACCTATTGTATGGTATAATTTACCTGGGTTAAACCCATGTACATGGCATAGCATATGTACAAATAATGAATAAAACACTATATTGAAAGGTACACCTAAAAATATATCACCTGATCTTTGATATAGTGTACAATCAAGATACCTTTTACCTTCACTATCGGTTCTAACGTAAAATTGTGATAATGTGTGACAAGGTGGTAACGCCATCTCTTCAATATTAGCAACATTCCAAGCTGTTACTATTAACCGACGACTATTAGGGTCGTTTATTAGCATTGATTCTAATTGTTTAATTTGATCAATTTCTCGATAAAACACAGTGTATTCGGTGTTACTGTTGTGACGTCGCATATGTTGTTGACAATAATCATATTCTTTTGTATTATTAACAACAATTCTAGTATCTTCCCAATGGCGCCATTGTTTTCCATAGACTTTATTCAAATCGCCGTTTTCATCAGCCCATTCATTCCAAATACGAACATTATTATCTTGTAGGTATTTGATGTTATCGCTACCTGATAGCATCCAAATCAACTCATGAATAATTGCAGGGTAATGAATTTTTTTAGTTGTTAATAGCGGTAACTTATAATCGCTAATATCATATTCAGCATTCACGTTAAATTTTGAATATGTATCGGTGCCAGTTCTATTTGACCGTAAATCACCCGAACTTAAAACATCACGTAGTATTCTTAGATATTCTTTCATTTGTTATTTGTCCAACTAAGCATAGCTTTTGCACGATTAATAGCATCTTCTTTATTAAAATACACTAATCTATATTCCAGTAGATGTTCATGCCGACTAAAATTAAACAAATCGTATGGTGTAAACTCGACATATAACTCATTGCGGTTAGTATCTACTATATACAAACGCAATGTGGTATTAACTTTAAGTTCTGCGCGAATTTCTGCAATAGTAGCAACACCCAACAAAACATCTGCACCATTAATATAAACTTTAGGTACTTTTTTACGATAGCTCCATCCTTTAATGAACATTGCTGTTGTATCAGTGCACTGCAACCACTCCGTACCTGAGTTAAATCTAAATTCCCAACGTCTATGAGGTTCGTGAGTTTCTTCACAATCATATACCCATTGTTTTAATAGACATAGGTGAGGAAACACAGGTTTAGCGACTGTAGGTATTACAATATCTTCAGGTTTTAATGTTGAAGTCATATAAATGATGTCTCCATTATTTTGCGTTACGTACATAATTTAGACCTCTGGTTTTGTTTCCCATGGGTAATATATAAACGGAGCATCATCAGGTACCTCCGTCGCATAAATTACCTTTGTTGATTCTTGACACATTAACAAAGCAGATGTTTTAGCTACTAATACAGCTATATCTACATAACATGTTAATTTGTAATGATCTGCACAAGATAACACTGTATACCCACTATCAATAATATCATCAACGATAAGAACCCTACTACCGGGTAATACGGTTGGTAATGAATCATCATGCCAATCTAAATTATCACCTTTAGATAGCTCATGTGAAATATCTGCTACATGCATTGGAATATTCAACTTATGTGACAAATACACAGCAGGTATTAAACCACCTCTTTTAAGTCCAATAACACAATCATACTTGGGTTCTAACCGCAAATATAAAGTATCCATCATTTGGTTAAATCTTTTATCGTCAATTACGCTCATAGTAAAGATGTCCACATTTTGTTAATTTGCGAGAATGATTTTAATATATTTCTAGCATCAATCAAAGCGTTACGTGTACCTTGTTTGATACCGAGCATTTCATATATATCGCGTTTTTTATTAACACCTAACAACGCAAAACCCAACGTACTTAAATCATATACATGTGAACTGAAGTTAAGATCAATATCCACACGTTTAAACATTGCTTCAAAGAATGGTAATGTAAATGAACTTGTATTGTGCCCAATTACTGTAATAGCACGCGTGTCAAAATGTGTTAGAATAAAAGACCCCATATCTTCTATCGCTTCATAGAATGGTATACCATTAGCTTTCAAATACTCAAGAGTAAAACCATTAACAGCTAACGCACCTTTATCCCAACCTACGTTTGGTATATCTGTATAATCAATCTCAACATACAGTTCATCAATCTTATTAAACTCTTCATCTACAACAATTAACCCTACGCTAAGAATAGCGTAACTGAGGTCACCACTTGCATGTTGAGGGTTTCTAGAATCTCCAAGATTTAACCCACTTGTTTCACAACTTATAATTAGATATTTCATCTTTAATCCCTACATAATAAATTAACAGCAACGTTTGCTTCAAAACCTTTCTTTGCATTCTGTAATAAAGACCGGTATACAAACATATAACCAAATCTCATAATTGATTCATTTATATCTTTACATGTACCTGTATCTGGTATACTAACTTCCCAACCAGCTTTTATTGCATTTACGGCTGCAGGCTTACCTTTACCGTACCGATCTGGAATATAAATTTTACGTCTTCTTGATTGATTGATTACTTTGATCTTTGCTGATGTTAAATCACCACCGACGATAGCTATACCTTTTAAGCAATAGCAATCAAAGAATCCTTCTGTAATAAACAACGGCTCTTCTATATTAGTATGAAGTTGGTCGTACCCATATAATATAACACTATTGCCAGATACCATAGAATTTTCGTATCTTTGTTTACTGTTCAGAAAACTTCTACCTTGATAAAAAATTATTTTACCATCTCTATAAAATGGTATAATCAATCTACCGTGCCATTTCTTCTCAAAATCTGTTGTTTTACCCGAGGATAAGAAGAAATTATAATCATTAACTATACCACGTTGATCAAGATATTCTATTGCAACGTTTGACCATTTGTCTGAACCATCCGGTATTAATTTATAGAATGATTTAGGTATCGGTACTTCAACTACCGGGTTATCATCTTGTATAATAACAGTTTTCTTTGTCGGTGTTTTACCTAATGCAGCTAATTGGATTTTTTGTATCTCTTCTTTTGGAATACTAAAAGCAAGGAGTACAGACATCATTTGATCTGATATATGTGAATTTTTGTAGTATATTGATTTACAACCACAATTAAAACAATTGTAAGCGACTTCATTATCAGATAATAAGAAGCCGCCTCTTAGTTTATAATCATGACATACTTCGCATTTTGTAGTAAACCAACCTTTATTGTTCGCATGATCAGATAACGTTACATATTTACGAATTAACTGTTCCATATAAAGATCTTTTATAATAAAATATTTATTTTATTATATTTTCGTATAAGTTACAAATACCAAATCAGGGTGTTCGCTTTGAACATGTTCAGATTTATAATTAATAAGATTTTGACCAGGAAATATTTGATCGCATTCATAATCACGATTAATAACAGACAAGTATACTGTGTCACATTGTTTGATCGTGTTACCGTATAATTTTCCACCACCAATAATGAATATTTCTTTATCAGTTTGGATATCATCCAACGTTAAGATAGTAGTAGCACCCTTACATTCATTATCAGGGTCAGATGTTATTACGTAACATTCACGGTTTGGTAATACTGAATCTTTAATTTCACGTAAACTTGCTATCTCGTTATAAGTATTTCTACCCATAACGACACACTGACCGGTTGTCAGTTCTTTAAAATGTTTTAAATCTATCTTACTAATATCTTCGTTAATCCATGGAATTTGCTTGTCTTTTGCAAACCCACCCTTAATATCACAACATGCTATTAACTTCATTATAAACCTATTCAAATTTAAAGGGAACCATATCAAATTTCAATGACAAACATTTTTTAATGTTATGTATTATGGCTTAATTTCCTTTAGGAGAACTAATTCTCCTTTGTTCTCCAATGTACCTGCTATTGTTTGAATTAAATACAGATCATCAATGCTAACAAACTTTGTCCAATTAATTTCTTCATCGACAGGTGTTATTTCAATAAAATGATCTACTTTTCGTACAACAGTATTTGGCTTATTGACGTACCTACCTGTACTTCGAACTTCAATATCTTTATACAGATAATGATTAATCGTCCCACTCATATCCTTGTCCTATACTTTTAACATCTTCTTTCGAATCATCCAAATATTCATCAAGCCAACTATCGATTGACTGATATGTAATATCATTGATAGTATCATATACAGCAAACGATTCATCGACGGTAATTCCGTACATATACAATATTTCTTCGTTATCCATACGATTTATATCTTTCCGTACTGCTGCTTCTACTTGTTGTAAATATCTATTGTTATGTTTACTCATTGGAAAACTTACTGGTTATCTAAAAAAAACATATTTAGACAAAAAAAAGCGTCATATAAAAATATACAACGCTTTGAGGTAGGACACTATATTAGAACAACAATAAAACTAAAAATTAATATTTGAATATCTCGGTGAGTTTACAACCTCTAACATCATACCCTCTGGTGTTAAAATTTCATTTTGCTCACCGGTAACATACTTCAAAATATTAGGACTAAAACCAGATATCATGCATGTATTAGGTGTGTTATGTACAACTGGAAAATTACCTGAATTAGCATTAACGTTCCAAAACACTAATTTAGGAATTGAATACCCATATTGTTCAAAATCCAATTTAATTGTATCATAAAATGTTTCAATTGTATTCGTTTTAATCTCATTTCTTGTGATACTATTAAACTCCATATCAGAAATGATATAAATTGTCTCAACCATATCACCGGGTTGTAACTCATCTGCTACAGCTGCTTGTAAAATAATTTTAAAAACAGCTTCAAGATTTGTAGACATACCCCACTCAGATCTTGATAAACTGTGTACTTTTTCAAAAATATTATTACCTTGCAACACTTGTATTGTTGGTTTTTCACTAAAGGTAATAAACTTATTATTGTATGGTCCTTTTGATTGTTCAGCAAAATAAATTGCTAACGAAATACAAACTTCCATCGGTAAACCTGTCATTGAACCACTAACATCAGCTACAACAATAGCATTACTATTAACTTCAATTTTTGGTAAATTTTTCCATAAGATTTCGGCTTCACCAGGAGTAATATTACTCGTCCAATTACTAAGAATCTTTGATACGATTTGATATGGATATAATGTACTAGCGTTTACATTAACTTTACCTTGCTTAGCTAATTCAATAAATTCGAGATAGCGCTCACTATCGTTTCTATTAAAAGCTTTACGGTGTTTTAATAGGCACTGACTTGGTAATTTTGAATATTCAATTTTATCCCACGTTTTAGCACTCATGTTATTTTCTGCAACTTGAAGATATCTGTTCAAATTAGAGCACAATTTACGATAATCTTTAGCTGACAACCCAAATGCTTTTCTTGTTAAGTTACCTAATTTTACAGATTCGACACTTGAAGTATTGATACGTTTTAACCATTTACCTAAAATTGATATAGGTTGATTAGCTGTAAGCCCATCTAAATCTTTTACAACTTGTTGTTTCATTAGACTAAAAGCATAAGACTCACATGCTGTACCTACAACTGAATAGATATCGTCCCATCTACCATATTCAGCAACGTGATCTAATAAATGTTTGGTTTGATCTGGGTAGTTTTGAGCCAACCACTGTAATTGTATGCGAAAAGGTCTTCTTTGTCCCTGACCACCGCGAATATCTCTAAACATGTACATTAAACGGACAGCAATTGTCTTATCTTGTGCAAACGCTTTTGCAAACAGACTTAAAATTTCACTTTCACTGTTAGATCTAATTGATCCACCTTGCGCAAAGAAATCGACACAACTATCTAATGATGTTTTATTAGTAATAGCGCCATTCTGCGTTTCTGTTAAATTCATTTGTTTTGATATTGCTGATAGAAAATTTGATTCCATTTTTATACTCCAAGACATTAGTGGTTGATTGCAGAGACTGTCTTTAACAAGATGCTGGTTTGCTTTTTGCCAAATAAAAAGTTTTTAAATTGCTGGAAGCATCTATTATCGCTTAGGTTTTACCCTAATCCTATAAACTCATATAAATTTATAGGATTAGGTTAGTTACGCCATCGAAGCATTGTGCAGGTTAATCATAAGTCTAATCCTTAAAAATACATAAATGACAAGGATTAGGTTAGTTACTTCATCAAAACGCGTTGTAGGTTTATCACCACCTACGTTACCTTTTTGGAGATTGTATTAATCGCTGTTCACGCTTTTAATATGAAGTAACCAATATTCTTAGATTCGTTTTTAGCAACCCGCATTCATCTTTCCAATAAGAATGTTTAATTGCTGTAAGCGAGTTTTATAACGAACCTAAGAAGGTACATCAATATCTAAACGACTTTCAAGTTGTTTAGATTCATTTAAAAGTTAGTGCAGAATTACATTAGATTACTGAACCTAATGCTATCTTTTTCAAGATAGAAACACGATCTATTAATATTTGCCGATTATGAGTCGAATATTGGTTGCTGTTAAGATCGTTCAAAAAACTATTTCAAGTACCAGCTAATAGACTGTATTAAGAGTTTTTAATCACTGGTACAATCCTTTTATTAATTTAACTAGATTCATTTATAATGTCAGATTAGAGGTCTGGTATAATAATTGCTGGTAGAATCTATATTTCTTATTATAATGATCTAAGAAACTTAAATCAACTATAATTTAATAATCAATAAGCTTCTAACCAACTACCGGTTAAACCACCTTTTACATACGATGTAGGTTTACTTTCAAAGAAATTAGTATGTTCTGGTGAACCTATTAGCTCATCAAACCAAGGTACAGGATTATCTTTAACATTGAAATTACCTTTGAGACCCATTTGAATCAATCTACGATCTAATAGATATTTCATATACTCTTTAACATCGTTTTTTGGTAACCCTTCAATGTCACCCATTTCATACGCTAATTCAATAAATTTTTCATCTAATTCAAAGAATTTACGAGAAATATCATACACTTGTTTTTTGAACTCGTCGTTAACTATACGAGGATGCTCTTCAAGGTACGTTCTCAACAACATAATCAACCCATCACAATGCGCTTGCTCATCGATAATAGACCAAAGATTGACTTCACCCATACCTTTTACTAAACCACGTCTTGAAAAATTCAGTAACATGATAAAAGTACCGAATAACGACACACCTTCAGAGAAAATATTTTTTACTAATGATAATGCACGTCCTTTATGCGTTGATGTATCATTATCACCCATAAAATCAATTTTTGAGTACATTTGCTCATATTCTAAGAATGCTTCAAAATCCGATTCAGGTAAATTCAATGTAGTCAATAATGCAGCGTACGCTCGTTGATGTACACCTTCACGTGCAGCAAACGATAACAACATTTGTTGAATTTCATTGTTTTTAAATGTTGGTATCAAATTATTAGTATACATCGATGCAACTTGAGCATCACTCTGCGTAAAGAATTTTAAGATTTGATGAATTAGATTTTTTTCTTGAGGTGTTAAGTTATTTTGCCAATCAGCGACATCTGGACTAAAATCAGTTTCTTCATGAGTCCAATGAGAGCGCTCAGACTGTAATGCTAATTCCACAGCCCACGGATAATGAAATGGTTTGTATGTTTTACTTACTTCTAAAACTGACATATTGGTTCCTTATTATTAAACTAGCACTTACGCGTGCAAATCAATTGTGTTTGTACGATATAATGGAATTAACTGAATATTCCCGTTTTGAACTGTGTAGCTAATGATCTCTACCGAGCTTGACCCATCTAATTTATTAATACCATTGTAACCTAGAATAACGTCAGTATATTGAACAACATCTGTACTAACATTAGGTGTATAATGACATCTAACTAAAGGTGAATACATGCTAGGTATAGTCATACTAGCGTTAACAATACTTGTCATAATTAACTCTGGTTGTTTAGATATGTTGCTACAGATTTAAGATCAGGTAACACCACAGCACCGTTTTTTGATACAAGTTTTGATACAGCATCTAATGATTTCAATTGGCCTTTATCAAATGATTTATTATCATCGGTATCAATAATACAAAATAATGTCTTATTAGGTCGTTTATTAGAATCATCAACAACTTCTGCTACTGAATATACCCCTGTCATTTTAGGTGATAATACATATAAAACATAATCGCAGGTTTCACGCTGTTTTATCTCCTCTTTATAACATTCTTCTGTCCAATCATCAACAACAGGATTAAAGTACTCAATTGTAAGTAGTTTGATTAAGTCATCACGCCATCTACTATCATTACATGTACCACCTAGAAACACTTTCAATTTAGTCTTACCTTCTGGTATGGCTACTAATTTCATAATCCCTCCAAATTTAGGTGCTAGCTTTAAAGCTAGCCTAATTGTTACCTTACGCTTGACAAGAAGTACAATCAGTTTTATCTACTTCTTGGCTTTCGTAATCCTTTAATGCTGAACGTTGAATTTTTCCAGATACTGTCTCAAATGTATCTACTTTGTTAGCGCGTAAATAGTACAATGTTTTCAATGGTCTACCGGGTAATTCAGGATTTCTTGACAATGCTCTTAAATGTAGCTGATTAAGTTCACGTCTTGAAACACCTTCATTAAAGTGAAGATTAACAGAACAAGCTTGATCGATATGCTCTTGTCTAATACGAGCTTGATCTATAACGTAGCGTTGGTCAATTTCGGTAGCAATTTTATACAATTTTTGTTCTTCAGCTGTAAAGATATCGTCCATACCTTGAATTGAGCCGTTATTTTGTAGAATAGTGAGCCAGATATCATTAACATTAAGGCCTTTTTCACCAGCAATACGTTCTACATCAGCTTCTAAGAATTTATTTTTAACAGTATAGCTACCAATACGGGTTCTATGTACATAGATATTAGCTCTAATAGCTTCAATTGACGCACTTGTTTGGCAAATAATAGAGCTATTAGCATTTGGTGCATAAGCGATACGATGAGCATTACGTACACCATATCCAACCAAATATTCAGGTTCACCTCGTTCAGCTGCTAATAGTTTTGAAGCTTCTAAAGATCTTTCGTCCATTAGTTTTGAAATTTTATAAGCCCATTGAGCAGCAGAACCAACCCCACCAGATTCAAAAGGTATTTTATTTTTCATTAAGAAATTGTGCCATCCCATGTACCCAAGACCGATATCACGAGAATTTTTAGCAGATCGAACAGCTTTATGTAACTCAGGTGGAGCATAATCAATAAACCACTGCAATACGTTATCTAAGAACCGTGTACAATCTTCAATAATCTGAGTATCTTTCCACTCATCAAACTTTTCACCATTGATGCTTAGTAGACAGCAAATAGCAGTATGTAGCTCATCAATAATAAGGATAATTTCTGTACATATATTAGAAGCTTTTACACTATACCCTCGAGCTTTAAGAGCTGGATGTAGTCTAATATTAGATTCTTCTACGTTATGTATATACGGTTCACCTGTCAAAAATCTTGTTTCCAAAATTTCGTGCCATAATTCACGTGCTTTTACAGTATGTACAACATTTTTTGAATGCGGATCAATTAAATTCCAATCTAAATCTTGTTCAACAGCATCTAAAAACTCATATGTGATATTAACAGCGTTATTCACATTAAAGGCTTTACGGTTAAGATCAGAACCGCCAGATGGTACCCGCGAACCTAAGAACTCAATTAAATCTGGGTGCGTAATATCCAAATAACCGGCAACAGTACCGCGACGTGTACCAGCTTGATGATAATATAAGATGTTACTATCCATTGTTTTAAGATACGGGATAGCACCAGGTGATTTTTCTGTAATCCCCCTCATTCCCATATATTGACCAACACCCCCACCAACTGTAGATAAGTGTGCAAGTTCTTTTGCAGCTTCAATCTGACCACTTAATGAATCAGGTATCATTGTAATAAAGCATGAAATTGGCATCGCACGAATTGTATCATCTGTTACAAATGAGTTTTTTCTATAATCGATATCTTCTTGTGAATAGCCCCATTTATCGATTTTATTACTCCATGTACCTGTAACTGAGTTTGAAATGATCGGACTTGAAAAACAACCAAGTTGATCAGATACGTAGTTGTACATTCTTTGTGCAAAATCGTAGTCACCGTAACAGAAATTTGTAGCAGCTCTTGCAAATGCATACTGCGGACTCGTCTCATTAGGTTTCAAATAATGCTTCTTAAGCAACTCAATCGGAAACTCATCGTATTTGGAATCTTTGGATAAGTCGACTTCTATTCCTAGATATTGTTGTTTCATTATTATTCTCAGTATAAAGGTTAAAATAGCTGTGTTGTTCTAATCTAAACATATTCCTTTATGTTGCGATATACATTCGTGTCCGTAGATATCAATTATAACATAATTTACACAAAATTACTATATTTTTCATTAGTTAAATGGTTTTTTGTAGGTAATATCTATTACTACCTATTAAATCCGCACTATATGAGATTATAGAATGATTGTTGTTTTGTGTTTGTGTGTTAGTAATTGTTGTAACGTTATTGGTGTATTTCCGATATTGTTATCGTATCGGATTCATATTTATTTGTCTGTTGTTAGTAGTTGTTGGAGAGACCTTACACTTTAAAATATTATAGAGTATTGATTTGTTGTTTTGTTGTTTGAGCTAATTCTCAACATGAAACAAGTAGTTGATAAATATGTGCTATTTTATTATTATTAATGAATAGTATAATTATTGCTTTAGGTAGTGGACATGATAGAATATTCAAATAAATTAGTAACAAAAAAAGTTGGCCATATATTATTCAAATACGATAAAGAAACAAGACTTTTTCTTGATCATGTTGAAGGAAAGTGGAGACCTAACATTTTTTCTTCAAGAACGAATAAATCACAATACGATACAGTACGTGACTGGACACAGTCACAACTTGCTGATTATGTTGAAGCATTATTTGTTGCAAAGCAAGCTATTGTTAGTGGTGATCTAACTACATTTAAGAACAGTGACAAATATCAAAAAAGATTTGTCAATAAGATTCAAAAAATTATTGATGAATCACTCACGTTAGAACCTACTGAATCTATTGAAAAAGCAAAAGAATTCTTACAACCATTACCTAATAAAACACCTGTTAGGGTGCATAATGAAATGTATCAAAACATGGGCAGATATGAAAGAATGTTCCATGAATTAGCTGACACGTTGGATGTTCCAAATAGAGAAGAATTTATTCAAGTTAAAGCACGGTTACCTATTGGTTTACAAGATAATGTTATTATGGCTGCGTTAGTAGCTTATAAAGACAAGCATGACTGCAAACATATAAAGCTCGATGTTGATTTTGCAAAAGCTGTTATAAGTACGATTTCTATAACGTATATGCAATACAAATTAGCTGTTAGACGTGGTACATGGAATTCAAGATATAGAGAAAAATCAGGTTTTGTACAATGTTCATGGGATTTATTTCGAAATACAAGTACACACACATACAAATATTATGTGAATGCACTAGAAGAAGCGGGTATTATAGAATGTGATCATATCTACATGAATTGGGCTGATAATAAAAAAGCTTTTAGCTATAAAATAAACGAAAAATATTTTTCTATTCCTGGAACAACACGTAAACATCGTGTTGATTTCTATAAAAATTACCATATCAAATACACGATGTTAAAATTCAAGGTTGATTATCGTGAGAAAAAACGTAATCAACAAGAACAGCTGCATTTAGATATGATGGATGATGCTGAAATTATTATAGGTAAAATTGACACGGAAGAGATGGTTCAATCTTGTAAAAAAGATCCATTTAAGTTTTATGACGTCAGTACAGTAGAAGAACTTCATGAAAAATTAGCAAAACCTCATGTAATGTCAGCCATGCAATTAGCGGAAACAATTGAAAGCATTAAAGAAAATGGAATTTATGTTAATCCATGTGATAACTTTGGTGGTAGGTTTCATACACCCTTTACAAATTTAAAATCAGCTATACGTGGTCATGTAAAATACGAAGGTACCAGATATTGTAACGTAGATATTCGTAATTCACAAATGGTAATACTTGCAACAATAATGGATCACCCAGAATTAGCTAAGAGATTGTTATCAGAAGTAAAATTAGGTATAACAGCTGATTTAGCATCTAAAATTGATGCTGTTGAAATCATTAAAAACCTAAAGGATGTTAAAGATTTTTGTGAAAGAACAAGAAACGGTGAAATTTATGAATATGTTGCTAAATTTTTAGGTACAGATAGACATAAAGCTAAAATCAATTTATTGAGTATTCTATTCAGTAACAAAGATCAGTTTAGACAAATCAAATATCATGTTGGTAAAAAATACCCATCGTTAATTGAATTATCTAATAAATTAAATGAAGTCGAGGGTGTACATTATTTGCCAATGTTATGTCAGCGATTTGAATCAGCTTTATTCATTAACACGATTGTAAGAGAATTTTTTAAACATAAGAAATATCCAGCAGTTACAATTCACGATTCAATCATGGTTCATCCAGATGATTATGATAAATTTATGGAAGTTTATAATAATGAATTTGAAAAACTAGGAATTGAACCATTCCAAACATCTGTTGAGAGATATTAATTATGACTATTAAACAAGTTGCGTATACTGTAGAAGGTTTTATTACTACAAAAAATGGAGCTATATGGAAAAAGCATCCAACAACACATATCGAATTTTGTGTCGATGAAAGATCGTATGCATGTGATATGTATGATTTGCTTGCATTATTTAAAAACAAAAAGCAAATCGAAAAAATATTTAATAAAAAAATGGCAATGATATCACCATATGACATTATTGAATTATGTGACGTTATGGAAGGTACACAGTATAATACCTGTCACAATAAGCATAGTAGTAAAATCTCAGGTATATATGATTTTACAAATTTAAATATTGATTCAAATGAATTAGAATCGATTAAAATAGAAAAATACCCAATTATTGAATAAGGAAAATAAAATGAACGAATATGATATTTTTTACGCGTTGGTGTCGAGTAGTTCAGTAAGTAGAGCAGAAGCTGCTAATATTGGATCTTATCAAGATGTTGTAAATAATGCGATTGAATATTTAACTAACTCTGAGTCATATGATGGATATGAAGCTCAAACGTTAGTTAATAATTCATTCAATCGTAGTATTAGTTTGGATTAGTTAATTCATCTTGAACATTAACACATTCAAAATCATGATCAGCTGCTCGAGGACATAGATTTTGTCCGCAAATATTACAAGAAATAATCATTGGAAATATCTTTAATAGGTCTACAGTTACGCATTTACCGCAATGGCAATACTTGTTGTTTTCCATAAAAAACCTCGTAATATATTGTACCCAATATTATTTTAACGATAATGATTTATCAAATGCTTCTAGATAGTAATCTTGCAATTTATCAAGATAACCTGCATTTCTTAATTCTTTAAAAACTAAATTCTCTGTTGAGAATTCACCACCCCTTTCAAGACCAGCTTGTCTCATGTTTTTAATTTTTTTACGTACTTCTTTAATTTTTGTATAATCAGAAACATCTTTAAAACTATCAATCAGTTCTTTTAATGCTTTTGCTTTTACATTAACAGCATATTCATTAACTGTTTTTTCAATACCTTTTTTACGTACTGGTCTAGTTACCCATTCATCGTTTTGTAAGCTATAAACACCAGTAGAATGGTGAGGTTCATCAGCTAATTGTGTATAAACTTCAACAGAATAGCCAAATACTTTAATGTCGTGTTCTTGATTCCAACCTAAAGTTTTGGATTTAAGTACGTCCATTAATTCAAGACCAACAACTTTACAGTGATCGGCGTTTTTATCAATCATAACGTGTATATCGAGGTCAGAATGGCGGGTATAATTAAAGTTTGCTGAACTGCCCGTCATGACGACATCAGTTATTTTGTAATCTGGTGAAAGGTTTAGCGATTCAAAATAGATTTTAGCAATTTTTAAAAGATGTTGGCGGATCTTAGGTTTAATAGAGTCGCCACTCCATAATTTAGGATTTAAATTATCATGGTACTCAAAATTAAAAGCTTCAATTAAGAATTGTGTTAATGATTGTTTCATATTATTTTCTTAAAATGTATAAAACAATTATTTATAAATAAATTAGATCTAATATAACGTGGTTATATCAGCATAGCATAATATAGACAAAAAAACTCATGGTTTTAAACCATGAGTTTTTATAAAACATGTATTAACAATTTTGATAACCTTTAATAAAGACAAACGTTATTAAATGTTAAAAACTATTTTAACTAACGTTTAAACAACCTATCAATCCAATTTTGGATCGATGTTACTACTTTCCCAACAAACTATCGACCTTTGCTTCTGCAGCTACTAACCGTGCTTCAATAGCGTCTAATGCTGGATCTGATGGTGAAGTAATTGCTTCAACGATTTGTTGATGAATTTCATTATCAACATCTTCACCAATAGCAATTGAAACAACATCAGCTACCGCGTCAGCAGCTTCAATTGCGACATCTGCTGGAGGTGTTGGTAGTTCAGCTACAGCTGCTGTTATAGTATTGATAATTGCTTCAGGGTCTGTAACAATAGATGGATCTGCTGTTACAACTGCTGCTACAGCTGCTGCAACAATTTCAGCAACCGCAGGGTGATCAACTGCAGGAGCTTCTATTTGAGCTTGAACAACGTCTGTAACGATAGATGCAGCTTCTGGAACGTCTGCACTAGCAGATAATGCAACAACAGTATCGACTGATACAGGAGCTTCATTTGCTGGTGTAGAGATAATTGATTCAATATGACTTTGAGTTTTATCGACAAGTAGTTGATCAACGTGAACTTCAACGATTGATAACCTTGTATCTAAATCTTCAATATTTGTAGCATTTGCTACGTTGATGGTGGTGCCAGTAAGGGTGGCTAATTTTGCTTCAACTATTACCAACCTTGCTGCTAAATCATCTAATCTCATAAAATTTACCTGTTTTTAGTTAGTGTGCAACATTAACAAGATTCATTTGTTTTCAAATATTCTACCAGCTGAATTATATAACCGTAAAGTTATAGTGGGATTCGAACCCACGACACGTTGATATTGTTGAATTGCAGTTAGAATCTCTATGTGGATTGTATTATATTAAAATTGTTAAATCAAACTTTTTAATATAATATTTGCACTAACTATAAACGGGTATTATTTGATCAAGGTAACATTTCAAATTTTGGAACTGCACCACCCACGTTCATTTCCATGAAAGTAGCTGTTTTAAATGTTTCTTCAATTTCATCGTCAAAACATTTACAAACTTCAAAATTATGTTTATCACATTTCATGTAAAATAATAATTTTTTACCAATTTTTGAGTTATAATATTCTGTTAACTCAGCTTCATCTCCACCTGTCGCTACTCTATATGTAACCATTTTAGCTGCTTCATCAGCATCTATTGGAGAGGTTGATTCTAATTGACGTTCAAAATACTGTAACATACCTTAACCGGTACGGTTAATGATATGCCATCCAAAATTGGTTTGAACTGGTTGACTAATTTTACCGATACCTAACGCAAATGCAGCTTCTTCAAATGGTCTTACCATTTGGTTGCGACCAAAGATTCCCAAATCTCCACCTGATTTACCACTTGGACAAGTACTGTGAGTCATTGCAAGTGCTGCAAAATCTGCACCCTCGTTGATTTTTGTTAAAATATCGATAGCTTCTTGTTCACTAGCTACTAAAATATGGCTTGCTTTAATTGATGTCATTTTATAGTCCTATTATTTTGACGCTAAGCTAATAAGTCTAGCATTAAATTTATGTTTATCACGTGGTCTTTGCGCTTTATCACGCAACTCAATTAATTTATCTACACTAAACCCAAATATTCGTACTTTACCTGAACGGGATAGGTTAGGTTGTTTTCTGGGCATTGTTGATTTACTTACAGTAGCCATAATATTGTCCTATTAACGTAATGGATAATATTACATTATATGAGTAGTTGGTAATATTATCAACTACTCTTTGTTAACAATATTAAATTGGATATTAGCAATTCCATTTTTTTAATGCTAATGCTTTGCGTGTTGGTCTACCTTTTTCATCTTTCATGGGTCCTTTTACGCCACCCATTCTCGCACAAAAACTTTTACGTCTTTTGTACGCTTTACTGTCTTTTTTTAATTTACTTGGTTCGGTTGTTACAGCTGTTTGTAGTTTACTTCCCGGATGCTCTTTACGGTAGCTAGCTACACCTTTTGCGTTCAACCCGCCATTTTTATTTTGACCTTCTTTGCGTGTCCAAGCTGCTGCTTCAAAAAGTTCTTGATCACTAACAGATTCAAAATCTTTCCATATAACATCGCTGTCAACATTATGCTGAATTGCTAAACCGTTAACCATATTTTCAATGAGATCGAACATTTCGTGTACAGTTGGGTTTATACCACGGTCTTCTTGACTTTGCAAATAATCCCAAACTGATACTAACATGTATTCAGCTTTGGCAATTTTTTCTTGCACCCATTCTGGTAGGTTTTCATTTTGATCTATAGCACGCATTAGACCTGTGGTTGCGCGAGAAATCGTGATTAAATGTCTATGAGCTGTACCAGCTTCATCGTTATACTCAGAGTTAGAGCTTTCAAATAATTCGTTTAGTTTCATGTGTAATACCTTTTATAATGTTTGATATATTTATGCGAGTGTCAAAATGTAGATTTTTTAAAGACAAAAAAATGACTTACACAAAAATGAGTAAGTCATTGATTTATATATGGCTCCCCCGATTCGGCTCGAACGAATGACATCGAAATTAACAGTTTCGCGCTCTACCAACTGAGCTACGGAGGATTAACTAGTTACACACAAATATTTACAGTTTAAATTTTATTATACAATTTGGCAGTCCCTACAGGGTTCGAACCTATACTAGCAGAATCAAAATCTGCGGTGCTTCCATTACACCGAGGAACAATAATATCTTTTAATTATACAGGGTCTTCTTCAATATAATCAACAGGTAATTTACGTTTTTTGTGTTTATGCATTCTAGATTCCAAACAATGAGCGCATGACCCATGATTACGACAACTTCTATCAAATGATTTAGCGTTGTAGTATCGTTTACGACGATCTTTTCTGTTTGGATAATCTTTATCGAATGACATAATTACCGTATATTTAATTGGTCTCCCATGACGGATTTGAACCGCCGACCTATCCACCCCAAACGGATCGACCTACCAGACTGAGCTAATGGGAGGTGTTAACTTATTCAGCGTTTACAGCATCTTTTAACGCTTTTCCAACTTTAAAATTTGGAATTTTTGCAGCTTTAATTAATACTTCGTCGCCTGTTCTTGGATTGCGACCTTTACGTTCTGCTCTGTCTCTAATTAAAAAAGTACCAAATCCTACTAAGATGACAGGCTCACCTACGCTTAACGAATGTGTCACCGATGAAATAAACCCATCTAATGCGCGACTAGAATCAGCTTTCGTTAGACCTGAAGCTTCTGCAATTGCGCTAATCAATTCTGGTTTGTTCATTATTTTTCCTAAGGTATTAATTATTAAATGTGGTCGGAGCGGAGAGAATCGAACTCCCTTAATCTAGTTCCCAAAACTAGCGATCAACCAATGAACCACGCTCCGAATGGTCTATTTAGTACGGTAAGTACCAATGTTTGTTATTTTATATGGTTATTTGTAAAAATCAACTATTTTAAAATTATGTAATAATACAGGTTGTTGAATACATAAGATAATGATTATATAATATATTTTTCAATATTATAGAAACATAATACTATGAATATATTAGAGCATTTTGCATTAGAAACGCCTCGTCCTACACAAGTTGAAACTTTAGAATGGATCGTAAAAAACACTAAAAAGAAATATATTTTTTGTGAATTACCTGTCGGTAGTGGTAAGAGTGCTATCGCTGTTACATTAGGTAACTATCTCGGTGAGGATGGACATAAAGCTTCTTTTATATTAACACCACAAAAAATACTTCAAACACAATATGAAAGATCTTTTATTAAAAAAGATGATGACAAGTATTTTAAGTCGTTATACGGTAAAGGTAATTACCGATGCCAAGGTAAAGGTACAACATGTGATGTCGGTCAAATTATAGCTCCAAGATGTGGGCAATGCCCTCATAGTGCGGCAATTAACGCAGCTACTAAAGCTAGCCATGTTGTATTGAATTACGCGTTAGCTGTAAGATCATTCAAACATACAGATGTTTTTAGTAGACGCAAGCTTTTGATTATGGACGAGTGCCACAAATTAGAAGATGTATTAACTGACTATAACAATTTGACAATATTAAAAAGTGTATGTGAAAAACACCGTATTAAATGGAACATTAGCGCTTCATCATTAAACACGTATAATTGGATTGTTAACATATACTTACCAGCTATGAAAGATGTGTTGTTACAATTGGACGATGAGTGCGATCCATTATTAGAAGATGATCATAAACACACACCAGCTGATATTGGCAAATTAAAAAACTATTTACAATTAAAAGATCATATTGAATTAGTCGGTGAATTTGTTTCAAAAACAATTGAAGAAGTTGATGACAAATATATTTTAAATGTCGATGATACACAATTAAAGTTTAAATTCTTATTTGGTGCTGAAAATTTTCATAGTATATTAGAACCAATGGCTGAAAAGTTTTTATTTTTATCAGCTACAATCTTTGATCATAAAGAATTTTGTGAGAATTTAAACATTCCATTAGATAAAGCGTGTTTTATTTCAATGCCATCTGATTTTGATGTTAATAATAGACCGGTAATATACAATCCTGTAATGAAGATGAATTACAATTGGAATGATCAAAAGAATACCGCTGGACGTAAAGAATTTATTGAAGTTATGACTAGTATTATAATGGAACATAAAGATCAAAAAGGAATAATACATACAGGTAATTTTGCAATTGCTCAATGGCTAGTAAAAGAACTGTATAAGCTACCTCACATTATCATGCATCACAACCCAGGATCTGGAAACAAACGTGATACTGTTATTGACGATTTCATGAACAGTAAGAAGCCAGCTATATTGATATCACCTTCTATAACAGAAGGTTTAGATTTAGTTGACGAAAAGGGGAGATTTGCAATATTTGCAAAAGTACCATTTGGTACATTAACGGATTCATGGGTTAAAGCACGTATGGACTTATCACAAAAATGGTATTTGTTACGTGCTATGACTGATGTAATACAAGGTTGTGGACGTATTGTTCGTACACCGGATGATTATGGAAATGTGTATATTTTAGATGAAAGTTTTCAATATTTGTACGACAGAACAAAAGCTCATGTACCTCAATGGTGGAAAGACGCGCTCCATAAATTATAACTCAAAAAACAGTTGAATAAATAGCTATGCTTTAATATCATAGCTATTAATTTTTAACAAAACAACTGGAGTTCCAATGGCAACAACAACCCTTACTGTAAAAGATCAAGAGATCCCTGTAGCAGATTTACCTACCAACATTCAACAAGCGGTAGCTTTTTATGATGAAGCTGAATCTCGTTTACGTAAAGCAGAAGCTGATTTAGTATTAGCTTCATCTGGTAGTAAATGGCTTGTAGCTGATATTACACGCTTAGTGGATGCTTGGTTAACAGAAAATGCTGAAGGCGCTGAAGAAGTTACAGAAAGCGTAGAAGCTGAAGCTGAAGAAGAAGCTGCTGAATAATAGCGGATAACATTAAAAACCTCAAGATAAAATCTTGAGGTTTTTTTATGTTTATTAGAAACTAAATATATGTTTGAATAATACACCTATGATGAGTCTGTATGTCTCTTACTGATAAAATACTTAAATTCTCTGACACAATTAAACCTATTATAATTGTTAAAGACGATGAGATCGATGATACATCGACATCGTTGACATTATGCCCGTATAATAGTTTAAACAGTACTAATATTATCAACACTAGTACGTTAAGGTTAATGGAACATTTTTGTAGTCCTACAGAACCTCCTCATTCTACAGCTGGTCAACTATGGGTAGATACTAGTGGTGCTCCAAATGAACCAGATA